TCATTTTTTTTCGAGCAGGGTGATTAGGCGGTCGATTTGTTCTTGGGCTTTCTGCACCATCTTGCGCTGTTCGCTAATTTCGTCGATGGCTTTCAGCAATGCCACGTCGGAGTTGTTGACCGTGACATTGCCTGTCTGAGTAAAGTTCTTGCCTTTGTCAACGCTCTGTTGGTATGTCGACTTCAACATGTCGCCCTCACCGGTCATGAGCCAACCGGTATTCAGGTCGGGATTATGCAGAGCAATTGTCTGCAATTTGTCAGGAGAAATCGACTTTCTAATGTTGTTTACATAGCCATTAGAGAGGCCACATTTGGTCTCGAACTTAGCTTGCCCGATTTTCAGGTACTTAATGTAGTGAATTAAGCGCTCTTTAATTGTTTGATTTTCAGTCATAGTAAGAAAAAAAATGTTGTTTTACAGAAATTTATTCTGTGAAATATTTGTTATTTACAGAAATATGCTCTAATTTTGCATCGTAGTTTCATCGTCTTAGCGGAGCAACTCGCTAAGATTGAACTGCAAATATAGCAAAAATAACTGAAACCAACCACGCATGATGACTGAAAACAACTACATCGTCAAAAAAGTTTCGATCACCGAAACGCTGAAGAATCTCCCTGTTGGGAAGCCTGTGCTTCTCGACTGCCGAGAGGCCGGTTCAATGGCCTCGGCCAAGTCGGCGGTATGCCGCTTGAATGCCGCTGCCGGCAAAGAGGTCTACACTATCTCGACTGAAGACAATGGAGCCACCTTCAGAGTGCTCCGCAAAGAATAATCAACCGACCCTCAACAAATCTCCACTGCTATGAACAAGAAAATCGTATCGCTCATCCGCATCGCCATCCTGCTGGCCATCTTCACCTTCGCGGCCATCCTCTTTTTCGGCGAGGAGTCAGGCTCCGACGTCTTCACCGTGCTGCTGGCCCTGGTCAACAAGTTGCTTGCCGCCATGCTCTTCTGCTTTGGCCAGCGGCTCTACTCTCGCTGGAGCCTCCTCGACCCGTGGCTGAAAGCCGATGCCCGCCGCTGCAAAGAGGTGGCCGAAGCCCCCAACCCTATGTATATCGACGACTAAGCCCCATGCATACACCCTCGGAAATGTCTGACGCTGAATATCAGCTGAGCATCATCCGCAGTTGCCTCAACCGCCACTGCATAATGTTCAGCAAGACTGAGGCTATGCAGATAGTAGGCGGTAAGAAAAGGCTTTATCGTCTTGTTGAACAGGGCAAAATCAGATTTGAGAAGCCCACCCAAAAGCAAAATGGCAAATGGTATTGCAATGCAGCAGACGTGTTGAGATTCGCAATGCCGTAAATGGGAATGACACGGTGCGCCGCGCTTGTTGTCAGCCTTACAACGCGCGGAAGATGGTTCGACTCCATCTTTTCCCACTAAGGTAGCGGAGTGCTACATGGTTGATATCGGAGGCTGCGCTGCAGCTAAGTGAGGTGCAGCCTCCATTTTCAATCATGGCTCCAACGCTAAATGTTTAACTATTAATCCCAAAACCAATCAATCATGGGCAACCTCCAACTGACGGTTGAGGAAATCAACCAACTCAAGCCGCTCGACATCGTTGAGCATCCAATCGTGCGTGAACGCTTCACGCAAGTCTACGAAACCCTCTGGGGCAATGGCGAAGCTGCTTACCAGCGCGAAAGCATCTACTTCAACAATCTCTTGCGCGACAAGGAGAATGGCAAGCTTCAGAAAGCTACGCCGTTTTCCATCTTCACAGCGTTCATCGACTTGGCCGTCTGTGGTCTGAGCCTCGAACCAGGCACACGTGCCTTGGCTTACTTGATGGGCCGAAACGTCAACGTTGGCACACGTGACAAAGCCGTGTGGGAAGGTCGCTGCGTCCTCACTATCTCCGCCTATGGCGAATTGGTAATGCGTAGCCGTGCCGGTCAGATACGCCATGCCGACAACCCGATACTTGTCTATGACAACGACGAGTTTTCGTTCCGCGACGTGGATGGCCACAAGACCGTGTCCTACACCTGCAACCTGCCTCACACGGGCCACACCATCGTGGCGTGCTACCTGCGCATCACTCGCGCCGACGGCTCCACCGACTACTCGGTGATGTATCCCGAAGACTGGTGTCGCCTCGCCGGCTACTCGCAAAAGCAGAACAAAGGCCGCGCCAACGAACTCTATGGCATGGACGAAAAAGGCATCGTCCACATCGACCCCGGCTTCTTGATGGCAAAGTGTATCAAACACGCCTTCAAGTCATACCCGAAAGTGCGCATTGGTCGCGGCACCGAACTCCAATCGCAACAGGTGGATGAGCCTCAACTCTCCGATGAGGATATCTACGGAGTGGACATGGAGACAGGCGAGGTATGCAATAATTGCACACCTCAACCTTTCGGCAACAACGAAACACCTCAAGGTGTGACCATCGACACTGATGACGAAGAAGGCTTCTGACCGACCAAGGCCGTGCAGTGGGTGTCCGCTCGTGCGCAACACCATCAACGGGCACTACTGCACTCGCCTACGCATCATCACCGAATACGCTACATCAAAACCATGTAACCCATAACCCATTCAAAACCTATCAATCATGGCAGACAATCTCCAAACCCTCACAATCTTTGAGCCGAAAAACGTGCAGACTCTTGCCGAAATCGGCCCGCAGTCCTACAAAGACAACCAACTCTCCCACTTCCGCTGTCTCGAGGTGGGCCGTGCGCTCCTAGCACGCGCCTCCGGCGAGGGCATGTCTGACGCCCTCGACATGGAAATCGCCAAGTATATCGAAAAGTCGAAAGTGACGCTCAAGAAGATGAACAGCCGCCGCACCCCGGTCACGCAGCTGTTCGACCAAATTCGCAAGGCCTACACCTCCATGGAGAACGAAGTAGACCCTGCCAAAGCATCATCCATCCCCAATCAGCTGCAAGCTCTGCGCAACAACTTCGCCAAGAAGAAACACGAAGAGGAAGAGCTTCGCCGACGTGCCGAGGAGGCTCGCATGGCAAAGGAAAACGCCCGGAGCCGCTATCGTGCCGATGTGGAAGAGGACTACGTGAGCCAGTTCAATCGTCTGGTGAACAAGTGCATCAACGAACTCACCGACATGGACAAGCAGATTACTCTCGACAACTACGAAATCATCTTCGACGGCATCAAAAACTACTCCTGCGAACTCCCCGCCGACTGGTGTGAGAGCGTGGCCAGCGGCGCCTATCGCCCCGCCGAGCTCACCCCCGAGGAGTGTCGTGCCATCCAAGCCGCCGTGATGACCTCGCTCGTCACGCGCTTCAAGGAGCAATTCCCTTTTGAGGTGCAAGACACCCGCGATGAAATTATCGACCGCATGCCCTCCAAAAAGATTGAGCTGCAGCGCATGGCCAAAGCATCGGCCGAGGAGGCTGCGCGCATCAAAGCTGAGATGGAGGCGCGCGAACGCATGGAGGCGGCACGCAAGGAGCAAGAGCGCCTCGAGAAGGAGAAGCAGGAAGCGGAAGCTGCCAAACTCGCTGCACAGAAACAAGAAATGGATGGTCTCTTTGGTATGCCTGTTGCTACTCCTGCCGGCTATCAACCTAAGACACAAGTCAAGAAAAAGGTTGTGGTGCAATCTCCCGAAGATATTATGGCAATCGTGGCCTTTTGGTGGTCACAAGAGGGCTGCGGCAAAACCGTTGAGGAACTCTCTAAGGAGTTCAAAAAACAAATCACCTTTGCCAACGCTGCTGCCAACTCCAAAGACAATCCTATGTTCATCGCCAATGTCCGTTACGAGGATGAGGTAAAAGCTAAATAACATGAGCCACAATCCGGATACATATTACAGCCGTTCAGAGGTCAGCAACTCTGACCTCACGGCTTTGAAAAATCTCCTTCACCCGGTGCCTATGCCTCCGGGTGTCAAGGAGAGGGCGTTCCGCTTTGGCACGCTCGTCGATGCTATCATCACTGAGCCGGATAGGGTGAATTATTATCAGCTCACTGTCGACGATGAGCAATACACCGCCGAGGAGTTTCGCCACGCTCAGGAGATGTATCGCTCGCTGCGCATGACTGCGAGACATGATCAATTCCTTGCAAAGGTCTTGGACCAAGCGGAAACACAGCGCTTCATGGTCAACAAAGCACAAGAGTTTGAGTATGGTAGCTTTCCGTTTACCCTCGACACTCGCTGCAAATGGGATTGGTGGCTCCCTCGTTTCAACTTCGGTGGTGACCTCAAAACATGTGCTGCTGCCACTCAAAAAGAATTTGATGATGCTATTGACTTCTTTGATTGGGACCGCTCGCGCGCATGGTACATGGACATCGCACATTCCGACTGTGATTTCATTTATGCTATCAGCAAAAAGAATTGCAACGTGTTCACTACTCGCATTCGTCGCGATGACCCGGTGTATCTCCGTGGTCGTGATAAGTATCTTGAATTAGCATTCCAATATTGGTGCCTCGCATTATGATGACCACATCTCTGAAACATCATCTCAAAGTGGAGCCCTACGAATATCAGAAAGAGGGCATACTCTTCGGCCTTGAGCGTCGCCGCATCCTCATCGGCGATGAGCCCGGACTGGGCAAAACGCTGCAGTCTATCGGCATCGTCGACACTGCCGGCGCCTATCCCTGTCTGGTGATATGCCCCTCGTCGCTGAAGATCAATTGGCAACGCGAGTTTGAGAAGTTCACCAACCGCAAAGCGCTCGTGCTCGACAACGCCTCACGCACATCGTGGCCCTACCTGCTGGGCATGGGCATGTTCAGCGTGGCCATCGTCAACTATGAGAGCCTCAAGCGCTTCTTTGTGTGGGACATCAAGGGCGGCAAGACCTTCAGCCTCAAAGACGTGGTGTTTAATCGCGACATCAACATCTTCCGCTCTGTCATCATGGATGAGTCTCACCGTCTGAAGGACCCCACGGCACAACAAACCATGTTCACACGTGGCATTGTTGAGGGTAAGGAGTGGCGCATCCTGCTGTCGGGCACGCCTGTTGTCAACCATGCACAAGACCTCGTGGCACAACTCGCCATTATGGGCCGACTGCTCTCCGACTTCGGCGGCCGCGGCAAGTTTCTTGCCGACTACGGCGAGAACGACAACCTCACGGAGCTCTCCAACAAGCTCTACGACTCCTGCATGATTCGCCGCGAGAAGTCAAAGGTGTTGACCCAGCTCCCCGACAAGCAGCGCACCGACCTCCACGTGGAAATATCCAACCGTGAAGAATATGACTTGGCCGCCACCGACCTCGCCGCCTACCTGCGCGAATACAAAGCGTGCACCGACCGTGAAATTCGTCGCAAGATGCGCATGGCCGCACTGGTGAAGTTCATGACGCTGCGCTCGCTCGCCTCCATGGGCAAAGTGAAACAGGCCACCGACTTCATCCGCAACTTCCTGGCCAACGGCAAACCGCTGATTGTGTTCTGCTCGCTCAAGACCATCGTCAAGGAGCTGCAGAAGCAATTCCCCGACGCCGTGCGTGTCACCGGCGACGACTCCATGGCCGAGAAGCAAGCCGCCGTCGACGCCTTCCAAGCGGGCGAGGCGCAGCTGATTCTCTGCTCCATCAAAGCTGCAGGCGTGGGCCTGACGCTCACAGCCTCCTCCAACGTTGCCTTCGTGGAGTTCCCATGGACTTATGCCGACTGTTGTCAATGCGAAGACCGTGCTCACCGCATTGGGCAAAAGGATAATGTCAACTGCTACTATCTCATTGGCCGCAACACCATCGATCCGGTGCTCTACGGCATCATCCATCGCAAGCGGAGCATCGCCAACCAAATCATGGCCTCCGACGACGACATCCCCACCGATGAGATGTATTTCGACGAACTTGTAAATTCATTCCTCAACAATGATGGTGTATGAAGTCAATCTCAAACTCAGATTTCTCTCTGCTGATGGAGAAGCTGCCCATTGTGTTGCACTACACCAAAGCAAACCTCCGGGCCGCCGACACAAAAACGGCAAACGCCCTGCGAATGTTGCTACTCCTCCAAAGAAAACTAATCAAACAAAACCCTAAACATCAACAAAAAAAATGACAAAACATGACATTGCATCCGCTCTGATCCACCGAGACCCCGATCTCACCAGAGCACAGGCCCTCAATCTGGTTGAAACCTTCACCGACATCTTCATCGAGGCCTTCGTCGGCGGGCAAAACATCTACCTCCGCGGCTTCGGCGCCTTCGAGGTGAAGACCACCAAGGAGAAAATTGCTCGCAACATCTCCACCAACGCCCCGATTCTGGTGCCCCCATGTCGCGTGGTGAGATTCCACGCCTATCCCGGACTCAAAAAACGTCTCAACAATGGCACAGTGGATTGAAGTACGCGTCCGTTACGAAAAGACTACGGACACAGGCAAACTTGCCAAGGTCACAGACCCCTACCTCGTCGATGCCCTCTCTTGCACCGAAGCTGAGGCGCGCGTCGTTGAAGAGCTCGCCACCCTCTCCGGTGAGTTCAACGTCATCAACGTCGGCAAGACCAAAATCTCCGAAATCTTCTGGGATGAGAGTGCCGACAAGTTCTTCAAGGTCAAAGTCAACTTCATCACCATTGATGAGAAGACAGGCCAAGAGAAGCGCGCAGCGTCTTACATGCTGGTGCAGGCTCCCACCTTCGCTTACGCTCTGAGCAGATTCATTGCCGGAATGAAAAGCACCCTGGCCGACTACGAAATTGAGTCAATCTCCGAGACCAAAATTGTTGACGTGTTCAAATACAAGGCCCCCGAATCACACTCATGACCATCGACGAATATAAGGCCCTGCTCGCTGCTCCGGCCAAGCGGAGCAAGTTTGGTGCGGTTAAGTCTGCAGGCTACGACTCCAAGAAGGAGCATAGCCGCGCTCAGGCCCTGCAGCTGATGCAGCGTGCGGGCCTTATATCCGACCTCCGTGAGCAAGTCAAATACGTGCTCATCCCCACCCAACGTGATGCCGACGGACGCCTGCTGGAAAAGGAATGCTCCTATCGAGCGGACTTCGTCTACGTCTGCGGCGGCAAAACCATCGTAGAAGACACCAAAGGGGTACGCACCCCCGAATATGTCATCAAACGAAAGCTAATGCTCCTGGTCCACGGCATCATCATTAACGAGATCTAACCCTAAACCACACCACTCCACCATCATTTACATTATGGCTCGAAATGCAAAGTCGGGGCTTGAATATTTCCCCTTCGACATCGACTTCTTTCAAGATATTCGCATACGCAAACTAATCAAGCGCCAAAGTGGCAAGGCTGTCACGGTATATGCTCTCCTGCTCTGTCTTATCTACAAGGATGGATACTACATGCAGTGGGACGATGAGCTGCCTTTCATCTGCTCGGAACTCTCGGGCTTTGACGAGGCTTTTATATCGGAAGTCATCAACACCTGCTTGGCGTTGGGGTTGTTTGATAAAGCTACATTCGAGGCAGAACGCGTGCTCACCTCCAAAGGCATCCAGCAGCGCTACTGCAATGTCCAACGCCTCAACAAACGCATGAGTCGCATCGACAACTACGCTCTGTTCTCGGCCGACAACGCCAAAGCTGCCCCCGGCAGCAAACAGCACAAGTCGGCCAAGGCCAAGCAGGCTGTCGCCCAATCGCCCACGCCGACGCCGGAACCGGTGGCCCCTGAAGTTGCCGCTCCGCAGCCGCCGACGCCAAAGCCTCCTCGGGCTGCAGCCTCCGCCGACGCTGACGCTGACGGAAATCAGACGTGGCTCAAAGAATTTTTTGCCGACACCCACCACGAAAACCTGATGATGCTCTGCAAAAACTTTGGCCTCCCATTTGGGGATATCCCGGGGTTGCGCACTCTGGCCGAGGCCGTGGTCTCGGAATGGGAGCTCTCTGCCACAGAACACGTCTCCTACAACGACTTCTCACGCCACCTCATCTCCACAATGCGCAAAAAGTTCAACGACTCTCGGCGCCCATCGCCGTCGGCCTCATCCGCCCCCGCCGACACTCCGCCTCAAGCCCCCGCGTCAAACTACAATTTCTCCGGTGGTTTCGGTGGCGTGGACGTCTAACTCAACCCTCTCACTCTGCAAATCATCATGAACTACCCACAATCTCTGTTAACCGAACTTGCCAAGTATGGGCAGAAACCGTCGGGCAACCCCGACTGGGATAAGTCTATACTCGACACGCTGCGGCGACGTGGTGCCCAAGAGAGCTCATCCGACCTCATGGACATTGCCACGTGCATCAAGCGCGCCGACAAGGACAGGCGTGAGGCCCTTAAAGCCTACCCCGACCTCTCCGACCCCGACGTCTACAATCTGCACGCTCACCTGTTTCTCTACGTGGCCAACAACATAGTCATGGCCCCGCAACATCGTGAGTTTCGCATCGACGACAACAATCGCCAAGTGGTGCGCTTCCTGCTCCTGTATTTCAACAACTCTCCGCTGGCGGAGTCCGTGTTTCCCGATCGCGGCTACAAGCTCCACAAAAACATCCTGCTCAAGGGCAACCTCGGCGTGGGCAAAACCATGCTCATGCAATGCTTCTCGGAATACTTGCGCCGCATAAACTCCCCCCGCGCTTTCCACAACCTCTCGGTGGTGCAGATGGTCAACTACTACACCATCCACAACAACCTCGACCGCTACACTTTCCATGAGGAAGAGAGCCGCGGCTTCATGCCGCGCCCGGAAAACGTTTGCCTCAACGACGTCGGCCTCAACGACGATAAGGTGTTCTTCGGCATGAAGACGTCGGTGCTTACCGATGAGTTTCTGCTCGCTCGCAACGACATCTGGGCCGGCTGGGGCAAGTTTGCTCACATCACCACCAACCTCGATGAGGCGGCACTGATTGCTCGCTTCACGCGCGGTGATGCCTATGGCCGTCTCGTCGACCGCTTCAAGACGTATAATGTTGTTGAACTAACAGGCGACTCGCGCCGCTGACTCACTATGGCCACAAAAGGAATATTCTCCCAACCTATCGCCGACCCTCATGCCCCCGGCGAAATCGCCTCGTGGAGCATGAACGACGTCTGCGCCGCCGACATCGCCTCGCTCAACGTCATGGGCAAAATTGCCGACGTCTTGTCGCTGATGCGCCGCATCGACGACATCTCAATGAACATTGTAATCACAATCAAACCAAAGCTGTAATTTACTAATCAACTAATCCACTATATTTCTTATGGACAAAGCAATCACTCGTCTTCATCGCCTGATTATGAAGGAAGTCAACTCGGGCGACACCACTCTGGGTGCCATGGTCATCGTCGGTCATCAGACCGACGCCGCTCGCGGCAACTGCACCTGTTTCTCCGGTGGCAACACAGGCCCCATCGTCATGGGGCTGGCCCAGGAGATGCGACGCTCACCGAGCATTCTCACCGCTGTCAAAATGGCTGTAGCCTATGTGGAAAAAGATCTCACTAACGCCAACTGATTATGAACAAGCGATCCATCAAAACCGCCATCGGCAAACTCGCCTTCCACCTGCCCGCATTTGCGGCCGTGATGGGCATCATCTGCGCCATCCTCTTCCTCTGCTGCGGCGACCCTCGCTCCGCATCTCTGACGGCCCTCAACTCCGTGCTCTGGGCCATCATCCAATCTCAAGCCTCCTCGGCTCGCCTCTCCGACCGACTCCTCGACGCCTATCGTGAGCAGGTGGCTCGCCATGTCAAATCCGCCGATGATATGCGCCTCGAAATGCAGCAACTCATAAAGCAAAAAAAGGCGTTTCTCGACACCATCAGCCAACTCGAGAAACGCGACGACCGCCAACGCCGACTCATCTGCGAGCTCAACCGCACCGACCACGACATCCGCGCCGCCAAAGCCGAGACAGACTCGCTGCGTGTGCAGCTCGCCCTGCGCGACGAAAACTACGCCGACCTGCTGCGCAACTGCAACCGCCTGCAAGCCCGCCTCAACAAACTCGAGCGCACGCTCCCGACTGATGTCCACTCCTGAGAACAACTATCGGCACCGGAGCTCCGCCTTAGAGAGGGTGCTTCTGAGTGCACCCTCTCCAAGGCCGCCCTCCCATCTAATCCACAACTTAAAGTGATTCAATAACTCTCCTTTACTATTTTTGCCGATAATGAAAAGCATTATCTCAAACTCTCGACGCCACGACCTCACATTCCATCCCAATGGTCTGATTGACATCTCGGCTCACATCGCCCGCAAGCTCTCGCTGGCCCCGGGCGACGTAATCGACATTGCTCAAGATGGCGAAGAGCTCTACATCTACGTGCGCCTGCGCGCCGGCAACTACGTCGGCCGCCACATAGGCTGCGTCCGCCCATGCTTCAAGCACGGGCGCAGCGGCCCCTACCGCACCTGCTCCAAACTCCTCACCGACGCCGTGCGCGCCGCCGCTCGATGCCCCAAAGAGCTGCGATGCCCCTGCGGCGCCGAAGTCTCCTACAACGATTCAAAATATATCACCATCATCTACCGCTGCTCCCTATGATCAAAGACATCAAATATGGCGGCTTCTCCGCCGTCCCCTCCGACTACTCTTCACCCGACGGCGACCTCGCCCAGTCGGTCAACATCATCTGCGAAGACGGCGCCCTCAAACCCCTCATGCCCCCCTCCGAAGTCATGAACTTCGGCCGCGAGCCACTGCGTGTGTTGTTCATTCATAAGACTACTGCTTTCACACACTACATCATTTACCATGCGGCCACAGCAAAGTTTTATTGGTGTCTCCCGGGAGGAGGACCCAACAATCTTGATGAAGGGGTGTTCAAAGGTGTTACTTCGGTCAATGCCATTGGCAATACGCTGCTCGTGTTCTCTAAGACCGGCATTAACTTTTTCTTATGGCGTGCCGATGATGATAAATACCTCAACCTAGGCAACCGCATTCCTAACATTGAACTTTCAATGGGTCTTGTTGGGCACCCTCGCTATTACAGTGTGCATGATGATAGCGAAGACCTTTTTGAAGTGACGTTTGCCGAGAACATAAAAGAGTCGGAAATTAGTAATGACCTAAGCGACGATAACAAAACCACAATCACCGAACAGGTGATGGCGAAAGTCAATAAGTTTATTGCTAATGAAACCACAAACAAAGGTCGCTTTTGTTTTCCGTTCTTTGTTCGCTATGCCTTGCGCCTGTACGATGGTTCTCTAATAGGTCACTCTGCACCTATCCTGATGAACCCCTCTACCACAGCTGCGCCAATCGTAATGTGGAAATATCTTACCACAACTGACGGCTCAAACGATTCTGCCATTGCTCAAAACCCCTCTGACAGCAGAAAGTATAACTCTGCACACATGGATATAATGCTTGTTGCTGCCACTCTTGACTATCAAATTCACCAAAATGCGGACTGCGACAAGCTATCTCTGTGGTCGGATATTATCAAGAGTATAGATGTATTTATCTCAAAACCCATCTACACCTACGACCAATCAGGATATGTGACAAATCTCTACAAAGAAACTCACGACTCCTATTTCATAGGACGTGTCCACGTTAAAACCGACGAGGACGACGAGGACGAAAAAGAAGTATCTCCTCGTGCAAACGTTGATGGCGAAGACGTATTTACCAAAGAGTATGCCGAATGGTCTTACAGCAATATCATTGCAACTTACACTGGCATCTCAGCAGAGCAGCGCACTGTGTGCCTTCCTGAATATGATGCAGACAAACAGCGTGAACTGTTAGCCAACTGTGCAACATTCTACAAATTGTGTTCTCTTGACCCCAAAGAAATTCTGAGCAACAAGGGAGTGCGCACCGACATTGAAGTTGGCACGGAATATTTGCAGTCGCTTGTCGCTCGCGAAACAATGACCGACGATTATCTGACGCACGAACAACTGTTTGCCGAACATTCCTATGCCTACAACAACCGGCTTAACCTTTCGGGAGTAGTACGCAGTTTGTTCGACGGCTTTTCTCCTGCCGCTCAATTCGCCTATGTTTCAGGGTTTATGACAGTGACAACAGAGAAGGGCACGACTGACCACGACGGTGGCAAGGACGGCGGAACAACCGTCACCCCGGGAACACGCACCATTAAAATGGTTGACGATGCGATTGCAATAGACAAAGGTTTCTCCGTAAAGGTCTATATCAAAGAAAATGGTATGACTTATTGTGTCACGTCAGGCATTAATAGCGACAAGCTGCGTATGGCTTCTGTTGTTGCTCCTGTCACCGATAGCAAATCTAAGCGCGTCGGGATGCAATGGGGTTGTTATTTCTTCTATCCCAACACCAACGCCTACAAAATGGAGTTGACCAACAGCAACGGCGACAAGTTCTTCATTGATTTGGAAGCTCACGATTTTCTTAACGGTGCTTATGCTGTGCTTGACTATGGCTCTACACATGAGGATAATTCCGACACGTTCTCGCCGCCAATCGAAACAGACCGCTATCTTGTCACTGATAGCTATCCCGATGGCATTAAGAATGGCGTCACCGTGCTGAACAAAATCTACACTTCCGAAGTAAACAACCCTTTCTATTTTCCTGTTACCGGCATTAATACAGTTGGCACAGGCTCTATTATTGGTATCTGCACTGCTGCCAAGGCTCTTTCGCAAGGTCAGTTCGGTCAGTTCCCCCTTTACGCATTCTCCGATGAGGGCGTGTGGGCACTCGAAGTCAGCTCTACCGGTGGCTACTCCGCCAAGCAACCTATCACGCGTGACGTGGTTCTCGGCTCCGGCGAGTCCATCACACAAATAGACTCCGCCGTGCTCTTTGCTACCGACCGCGGCATTATGCTCCTCTCAGGCTCGCAGGCTCAATGCATCTCCGACGTCATTGACAACCCGCTGCCCGTCTCCGTGGCCTCGCTCCCCTCAGGCAAGGAGCTGCTCTCGCTGGCCTCTATCAGCGAAGACACAACCACAATCTACCCATTCAAGACATTCATCACAAACTGCCGTATGATCTACGACTACGTGAATCAACATATCATAGTGTTCAACCCCAACTACGCCTACGCCTATGTCTACTCACTCAAGTCCAAATACTGGGGCATGATATCCTCGAAGTTTGCCTCCGTGGTCAACTCCTATCCCGAGGCGCTGGCCATGGATAACGCAGGCCGACTGCTCGACTGCAGCAACCCCGCGCAAACTCAAGTCAACGGACTCTACATCACGCGCCCAATCAAACTCGAAACCCCCGACGTGCTCAAAACCATGAACACTGTCATCCAACGCGGCAGCTTCCAAAAGGGCCATATCGCCTCGGCGCTCTACGGCTCTCGCGACCTTGCCGTCTGGCAGCTCGTGTGGTCTTCCAAAGACCACTATCTACGTGGTTTCCGCGGCACTCCCTATAAATATTTTCGCATTGTTGGTGTGGCTAATCTTTCTCTCGGTGAGTCTGTCTTTGGAGCCTCGCTCCAATTCAACGCTCGCCTCGCCGATCAGCCACGTTAAAACACACACAGCTTTCATTAGCCAAGCATGTTGGTTTTTCTCATTGGATAAGTTTGTTTTCTGTAGTTTCATGAATTATTGGGATTAGTTTCCCTAATTGTGATAATTAGGTTTTCCGACATTAATGATTGAATCCAAAGAGAGCCGAGACGCGTGATGCGCCTCGGCTCTCGCCTTGTCGGGTAAGCTCCGGATTGCTCCGGCTCTTTGTGTATCTTCAGAATGGACATGCAGGGCGAGTCAATATCCCGGTCCTGCTGTTCTTGATGGTGTTTATCTCCTCGGTGGCTTCCATCGCCTTTTCAAGCCAATTTCGCGCCGACTCCGGATGCGTGATGCTCAACCAATCGCAAATCACTCGCGCCACCATAAACTCATGTATGAGCCTGCTGAGCAGGTGCAGCGTGGTCTTCGACATCGTGGCGGGCACGTTCATCACTATCTGATACTTCTCCGGCGTCCACAGCTTGTCGCTAATCACCTCCGACTCCTCCGGCTCCTCTTTTGTGTAAGGGTAGAGCATCTCCACAGCTGCCGAAAACACAGCTGCGAGTATGCGGTTTACTCTGTCCACGTTGCCCTCTTCGCCTATCTCTACGAGGGTGTGTTGGGCATGTTGGTTTTCCTCTCCCCACACGTGGCCCTCTATATAGGCGTAGTTCTTCACGTCGTAGAGCAGCTCAGAGCGCAAGAACTCCAGCGTCACACTGCGTGTGGCATCCGAGTCCTTGCTCTTCGGGTCATAACAACTTCTACTGCAACCTATATGATATAGCATGGCTTAGTCTGTGTAGGTGGGTCGTGTAGGACGCTCACGTTTATACAGGGCCTGCTTGGCTCGCTCAAGCGCCTCGTTGGCGAGATTGGCATAGTCTTGCGCGTCGGCCTTGTCGGTGATGACAAACCACTCCGAGAGGGTGCGGTCCACAATATACTCGTGGAGCATTCCTCCGAGGCTATCGCAAGCGGAGTTGTTGAAGTTCGACGGCAACAAGAACTCAAGTTTGAGCTTCTCGCCATTCTCCACGGCGCTGTTGATGCGGTTGTTCGACGTGGAGCCATCCTCGTGGATATACTCGCCCAACTCCACCTTCAGGTGGGCAAAGGCGTTGCTCAGCGAGCGCAGAATCTGATAGGCGTGCTCGTCATCCTCGCTGGCCTGCATATAGGCGGTGCTTCTGTAGTCGGCACCTCCGGCATTGCGCGCCTGACCTGTGAGGTGCGACTTGTTCATCACGTCAAACTTCAGTTCCTTGCTCTCAAGCGTTACTACTATGGTCTTTTTCTGTTCCATTTCTGTATGGTGTTGTTTGATGGGTTAATAGTTAATCATCGTATGTGGGCCGCGTCGGCTTCTTCTTATACACGGCCTTGCGGTGGATGTCGTCAAGCAGCGTGGTGGCCTTGTCGGCATAGTCGCCGGCTTCCTGCTTGTTGGTGTAGATATACCACTTTGCCACTATCCCCATCACAAAGTAGTTATACAAACTAACCTTCATGCTCGGCAATAGCGCATTGTCAAACGACTTCGACACGTCGAGTTTCAGCTCATAGACTGCGTCGTTGCCGGTCATTCCTTCCGAGGAGACCAGCCCTATCAGCTCTTGACAAAGGTCGGCCCTACACTCGTCCCAAAATCGTGCGAGTTGGCCCGCATCTTCATCCACTGTTGAGATGCGATCCAGGGCGGTGGCGTCGGTGTCCATCTTCCCGCCTGTGTAGGCCGTGGTGGTGGCCACCTCTTTCATCACCTCATCTTTGTTGAGCGTTAATGTTATCTCCATTTCTTCTGCCTGTCAAAAACTGATTATTGAATATGTTAGTCCGATGCCTATATACGGCTGCACTCCTTGCGGCGTAAAGCCCGCTCCGGCAGCAATACCGACTCCCCATCTGTTGGGAGGCCGATATTGCTTTTTAATGGTGTTGGACACGGCCGTCGTGCGGCTGTAGATGTTTATGCTGTCGAGTCGTGGGTCTATCGGTCCGCTCACCCATGCTTCATAGAGTGTATCCGCGTAGCGGCGTTGGACCACGGTCATCTCCACGACTGCGCTGTCCGCTCGGGCCAAGCCGCCGTCACCCGTACCTATTGCGGTCACCTTGATATATCCCGACGATGCGCTGTCGGTGTCGGCTGCCGCCGCTCGGGCCAAGCCGCCGTCGCTGCAGGCCACAATGTAGGTTTGCGTGCCCACTGAAGTAACTGTTTGAGCCATCGGCTCAACATAGCGTATGGTGTCATACACCACCACGGTGTCGCGGTAGACCTCTGTCTGCTCGGCTCTGCCGCTGCGGCCCGATTGGCCCACAAGCAGAGTGCCGACTATGAAGAGCGCCACGGCTGCCATCAATGCAATAATGAGTTTCTTCATCTCGCAAGTGTTTTAATATAGTCAACAATGCCGTTATACATCACGCCAAGGAGGGTGTTCCGCCCCTCCACTGAGAGCAGATATCTCACGTCTTCCTTGTTGTCTTGAAACAGATTCTCCACCAACACGGCCGGGCAATTCGTGTCGCGACAAATGGCGAGGTCTTGCGCCACGTATTTAGCGCCGCCCATCTTGCGGTCGCCTGTCACAAGCTCGCCCGCCGCTATGGCTCTGTCATAGATGCATGCGGCCAATCGCTTGCTCTGCGCCGAGGCGTTGAGCGACACACGCACCGTCAGGCCGCGTGCCGCGTGCCATGCGCTGCCATCGCCGGCAGCATCGTTGTGGATGCTCACCAGCAACACGTTCTTGGTGCCCAACTTGCTGCACAGGGCATTGACTCTCTTGCAGCGCACGCGCAGGCTGATGTCTGTCTCTTCCGTCACAATGCGCTCGGCGTCGTAGCCGCTCGCTTTCAGGATCGATTCAAGCGCTGCGGCCATCTCTCGGGCCCACTTATATTCGAGAAGCTCGCCGTCGGGGCTGCGCTTCCCCGCGGTGTTCTCGCCATGGCCATTGTCAATGAGTATCTTCATGATTCTCCTCCAAGCGATTGAATCTGTTCCACCAGCTTCTTGGCGTCTTTGTCTTGCGCGCAATTCACTATAGCCGATATGATGTCAGGCAACTGCGTCATGTGGCTCTTGCGTCGTGAGGCATGTTCAAACATGCTTTTGGCCTCTACGACTATCAGCCCCACGCCAAACAGCAATGTCACGAAGGGCAGCGCATAGAACGAAAAGAGCAGACCGATGCAGTCCACCAGAAATCCTATCAGTATGAAACGAAAATATTCGCTCATCTTCGCTATCGTTACTCGCAGCTTGTGTGAGTGCACCCGCTGGTTGAGCTTCTTCGCTGTGTGCACTCCGTCCCACAAGTCCAACATTATGGCGGCTATCACCAGGATGCACACCGCAAAGAAAGCACCGAGAAACAGATAGAGCTTGTCTGTCGTAATTATTGTCTCCATCATTGTTCCTTTTATGTTATGAGTTTAATGTTTACGCAAATTTACCACTCCACACCTTTTGCAAATCTTTATCTTTTGACTGACCCCTCTCAACCACACTCGGCGGCCACCTTCGCAGGCAGCCGCCGATACATCGCAATTTAGTAACCTATACTACCTGTTATCTCTAAGAAGAGCTTCCGCCTTCGAGGGCGGCAATGCGCTCTTCAAGTTCCGTAATCTTGTTAGAGAGGGTCTGCAGTGCCGTGTTCATGGACGAGACCACGGCTGTGAGCTCTTCGTAGTAGCCTATGCGACGTGTCATGCCGGCGCGCACGCAGGCATACGTGCCGTCTTCGTTGGCCTTGATGGAGACGTAGCGCATCTGTGGCAACTGGTTGTAGGCCTCCACGGAGATCTCTATGAAGCTGAAGGCCACGCCGTCGTAGCGCACCTGCACCTTGGCATTGGTCTCTTCGTCGAATAGCCACCAGCCTTTGCGGGTAATCTCCAGCAGGTCGGCTCTGGTCAACGTTGTCCCGTCGCCCACGTCGCTGCCGTCGGAGTTGGCGGAGTCGTATGATGTCAGCGCCGTGGCTATGGCGTCGGATGTGGCGTCGGTGGTCAGGGCAAACACTGTGCGGCAGCGGATGCTCTTGCCGGCATACACCGGCAGGTTGGCCAGCTTCGCCACGTGGTCGTCGGTGAAGTTGTTGTCGGTGTGCACGTAGGCCTCGTCTGCCAGAGCATCGCTCTTGGCGTGATAGAATGTGCAGATGCCGTTGCTCACGGCCGCATATTTCAGATAGAGTCCGGCCTTTGTGGCATAGTCGGTTGTACCGGCTATGGCGTCGCCTGTTGCATAGGTAAAAAACGATGGCATATCAACTGTCCAATAAGTCGACGTGGTGCCGCAGGTGCCGCCATAGTAGCGGAGCTTGTTGGCGCCGTTCACTGTCACAAACGATATCTTGTTCACGCGATATTTCAAATCGCTGTTGAAGAGCTCTGTCTTGCCCGTGGCCACGGCCGTGGAGATGTTGGTGGCTATGGTGCCGCTAATGGCCGCGTCGATGGCGGCCTGCCAGTCGCTGAGATTCTCCAGCTGCCCGGCATTGTAGCGATAGATCAGACCGTTGCACACAAACAGGCGCTTCGAGCTGTTGTTCATCAGCCTGGCGCAATCTTTGAGCGTTTGCGCGGTCGTCCAATAGCTGCTCCAATTGTCGTTGGTGACGCCAACAAATGTGTTCTTTGCGGTGCAGAAGTAGACGCCGCCCCCGTCGGTGTCGATGCTCAGGCCGCCGCTGCTATAGAATGTGCGCTCGCCAACGCTGTCGATGATGCCGTCAAACTCACACAGATACATCACCTGTTTCAGTTCATCATTGGCCGTGGTGGCCGAGTTGGTGGCGTTCTGTATCAGATTCGACATGGTGGTCAGGTCGGCTGAGGTGTCTTCGCTCAACAATGTCATCTGCTCGCCGTCAAAACGATAGAGCCTGTTGTTGTTGATGAAGATAATGTCCTGACGCGGCTTGCCGTCGTCGGTGCAATAGCGGGCCTTCGTGGACCACGCCTGCAGCCACGCGTTGCCCGAGGATTTGGCGTAGAGCAAACACGTCGATGGGTCAAACATAAACGTGGCATTGTTCTCGTCGAGGTTGCCGCCCTGATTGGCCACGGACGTGGGGGCTCCGAATGTGGCCGACAACACTTTCACGGGCGCGGCCTCAAGCGTCGACAGGCGCGTGACGTAGGGCTCGACGTATGCTTCTAAAGATGCGTCGGTGACGAAACCGCTCTCCGACGAAATCTTGTTGCCGTTGGCATCCTTCAGCGTCAGTTCGCCGTCTTCAGAGAGCTCCAGGCGATATTCGCGGAAGTTCATCCAACCCGACGCCTGCGGGCTGTCGGAGCTTGCTGCCGTGATGAAACGATACCACACGGCGTCGGCCACCACCTCAATCTGAAAGCAGACGTCGGAATTGTTCACGGCCTGCAGAATGAGCACCGAGGAGGTGCCGCCATTGTCGTCCCACGTGCCGCGCATGATGGAGATATCCTTTCGCCCGCAGAGCTTCGCTTTCATCGGATAGTTCGACATCTCTTGCCACGTGGAGAAGTGGCCCATCTCATACACGCGGTCAAACAGCGTCGTGATGCCCGTCTCGGCCGTGCCCAAGCGTGTGTCCAAGTTGTCTATGCTCTTGGTGTGAGCCGTGATTAGCTGCATGTGAGTGTTCAGCGCGGTGGTGTGAACATTCAGTGTGTTGGTGTTGGCGGTCTGCGTTGTCTCTATCCGCTCTATGGTGGCGTCTTGCGCATCAACGCGGTCTGTGAGGTCGTTGACGCTGGCGTTGAGGTTGGTCACCTGCTCTTTGTCAACGGTAATCTCATAGAGCTTGTTGATGGGCTCACACACCCACTCGCTTCCCTTGCCCACATACATGCGAAACAGCGCCTTCCCCTCTTGGGCGGTCAGCCCCAACGCTTGGGTGTCGGCATCCGTGGCCGACACTCCGGCAAACCATCCGTCGCGCGGCTCGGGGTAGGCCTTGAGCAAATCTTCGTAGGTGGCAAACAGCCCCTTGTTGGCCGACTTGACGTTTTTTGCCTCAAGCCAGCCGCCAACCTTCAGGTCGTGCGCTATGGTCATGCTCCCACGGAGGATGCTTGCGTCGCCGCCGATGTTAACGTTGCGGTTAACGCTGAGATCGCCGGCAAACTCCTGTGTTGGAATCGTACTCATTGTAATAATGTTTTAGCAATTTCGGACAGTGCCGTCGATTTCTCGGACTCTCCTAACGTTAATAATACTAACGACGCAGCAGTATATACCACCGCCGTGTAGCAGCGCTCGCAGATGTCTATGCCGCCCGACTCATCAAGCTCGGGATAGGGCAGATACAGCGCTCTCTTGACGTAGGCATCCTCGCTCTTGCAGGAGTAGAACTCCAGGGCCAACCCCACAGGCTGCACACCAATGACGCACACGGGGCGCTGCGGCGTGCCCCTCAGGGCCTTGACTCGCTGGCGCTGCAGTGCATATTTGGGGTCGGTGGGGCTGATGGCCGCGTAGACAGGCCGCTCCCAATCGCTCATCTCAAAGACGATTAGCCGCATGAAGTCGTCGGGCAGCAACGTCCATCCGCTCTCTTGATCGCCCCAGTAGATGGCATCGCCAAAGTTGTGGCCTTGCTCCAACAGATATGCCGGAGCATTGAGGTGAACGCGGCGCACCGCCTCCAATATCTTGCTCCTCACTATCTCATCAAGCGCCAGAGTGTCAATATCGTCGGTGGCAAGCAGCTGCTCGCTGGTCATGTTTTGGTCGATGCACACGCGCACGTCGCGCATCACTTCGTCGATGTTATATACCATTGCGTCTCTTTGTTAAGGCTTTGCTCTTACTCCTCGGCCGCGCTCTCCGTCGGTTCTTCGGCTGCGCCGACCGCCACAAAGCCTGCGCCCACAAACTCCACACCATGCTCGGCTGCGGCTTGCTGCGCAGTGGCTCGCGTGCGCACTTTGTAGGAGCTGATGCCATAGTTCTGCTGCAGGTAGTCTTGCGCGTCTTGCAGGCACGACACCTCCACCTTCAGCTTCACGTCGCCATCGTCGGCCTCTTCGCCCTCAGACGTCTCAACCTCCGCCTCGGCAGGAGCCTCCTCGGTCTCGGTCGGCTCTGTTGCTTCGGGAGCCGCTGTGGGCGTGGCGGGCTTTGCTGCACTCTTGGCCACTGTCGGCTTTGTGTCTGTAAGCTCCACGCTCCGGAGCAGCGTGATGCGCCCCTCTTTGAAATACTGACTCTGCTCAATGACGGTCTGAATGAACTCATTCGTGGTGGTGTACTCCGCAGGAGTCACGCCGTAAACCGTCAACGATCCGCCGGTGAAGTGCACTTTCACTGTGGCCGCGCCGGCTCTGATCTGCGCCACCCAATCCATGTAACGCGGGGCGCCGTATGTTTTCTTTTTCATCGTTTTGTTCTGTTTATGTGGTTGTCAATAATCAAAAAATGGCGAAAGGCGTTGGCCGCCCTCCGCCACTTTTCGGTTTAATTATGAAGAAGTTTACTCTGCGTTGATTTCGCCGGTGAACTCTACCCAGCCTGCCGTGGCACCTTTATACTGCCACATCTGTCCGTTCTGAGCCGAGGCGTTGATGCCGGGGCAGTCTACGGTCAGCAGGTAGATGCGGCCCTCAATGAGGTCGTCGCCTTCAGGAGCGTCTTCGCTCTCCCAGATGGTGTAGGTGGTGGCGCCGGCATTGGCCTTTTCGCCTTCACCGTCAATCCAAATATGGCAGGCGCCTTTCAGGGCCAAACCATCCCACACAACGATGCCCTTACGGGTGGCCTCTTCGCCTTCCACGCGGTCGTTAAACTCGTGTTGCTGCGAGTAGGTGTAGTGCACCAGACGATCCTCGCCAAGCAGTGCGCCACTGTTGCTCCAGCCCAGGGTGTCGAGGGTGGGCTCACGCTTGATGTCGATGTCGCCAAACACGGTGTGAATGCTGGTCACGGCCCAACCGATGGGGTTCTGCTTGGTGCTGATTTGAATCTCGGGGTGCTTGGAGAAGTCGATACACTGAAGCTCTTCCAGCAGGTTCTTACCTGCCAGCAGGATGGCGGTCTTGGGAACGTCCTCGCCGGTGAAGAACATTTTGGCCAATGCAATCAGCTTCTCGATAGTCCACTTGCCGGTGTGCTGCAGCTCGCGTTTGAACTGCCAACGAATACCTTCGGTGAAGTAAACCATCTGTTCACCGAGTTTGGGCACTTTCACGGGGAACTTGCCGCGGTGACCGGCCCACAGGGTGCGGTTGCTTGCACGCTTGAAGTTCAAGATGGCCTGCTCGGCAATGAGGCTCTGGGTGAAGGGGATGTGCTTCTTCTGAGCTTCAAAGTAGTCAGACACCACTTGGTTCATGCCTCGCTTCTGCAGATACACGATGGAGGGACGCGGCACAATCAGGTCGGGGTCCACTTCCTTCTGGGTCTCATACATGGCGTTGGCAAGCAGTTTCACCTTGCTGCCGGCAGGAATTGCAGGGGTGGTGCAGAAGGTGTCATCCTTGGTGGCCTTGGGGCCGTTGACGGCACGCACCACGGGGTTGTTGGTGGTGGTGTCACGACCTGTGACGAAGAGCATAAGGCTCTTGCCGGGTGTTACGGTTTGGCCGTCGGGTGTATAGCCGTCGACGTCAGGCACCAGCAGGGTGTGATAGTCGCGCGGAATGTCTTGGTCGTTGGCGTTCAACGGAAGCACGAACTGGGCCGAGTTGCCTTTGGCTACGGCGGTGTCGGTGGTCAGGGTGGCTCGCTGCTCGTCAATCATGAAGTGCTCCACCTCGGGGGAGTTGACTTTCACTTTGCGCTTCGCGGTGAGCATCAGCGACATCAGCGCAGTGTCTTCGCTTTGGAAGCGGAAAAGCTGGCTGTCGATGTCGCTCTCAATGAAATTGCCGGGGCCAATGCCGCCGGTGGCGCTCGCTGCGGTGCTCACGGTTGTGGATTGCCCCGGGGCTTGCGATTGTACTCCGGCTGTGCCGGGGGAGGTCGTCACGGCCTGGCCGCTGCCTACTTGTACGGTTTCTTGTGCCATAATTTAGTTTGTGTTTGATTTGTTTTTTTAATTGTCTGTTGTCACCATGTTGCCCGGTGCAATGCCTCCGGTGGCCGCTGATAGGTTTCCTACCGTAGTTGCGCATCCCGGTAGCTGACTCCTCAGCGCTGCTCTCCCTTTGGTCGGTCGCAATGGTCTGTCTGCAAATTCAATGTGCTCTGCCATTATGCTTCGCCGGCAATGTCAAAGATGCTTCTTCCGCTCTTGGGTGCCGCCGGGGCATTGTTGGCCCCTGCCAATGCCGGAGTGCCGTCGCTGCGCTTGGGCTTGCGAAGGGTGGCCTCCACTTTGGCGTTCTTGCCGCGAATTTCCCCCTCCTCGGCTGCCTGAATCATGTCGGTGTCGTGGTTGATGGCCTTCAGCGCCATGTCGATGGTCTCGGGCTTGATGATGCCAATCACGGCGTCGTTGGTCACTTCCTTAATCCAGTCGGCGGCGGCGTCAATTTGTTCGTCGCTCAGACCGCGCTCTTGCTGTTTCTGCTCAAGCATCGCAAGTGTGGTCTGCATGTTCTTCTTCCACTCTTCTTCGAGTCCTTTCTGCTTGGCCATGCGATCCACATACTCTTTGTTGCTGGCAGCAAACTGCTCCATCTTCGAGGGATCCTCCAGGAGCTCTTTCACACCGTCGATGCCGATGCGGTTAATCAGACTAACCCAGGGGTCTTTGCCCTGCGCCATGTCTGTGATAAACTGCGCGCTGTTGCGGTCTTTGTTAAACATGTCAACCAACTTCCCTTCGCGCTCTGCGTAGCCGTTCAGTTTGTTGTCATATTCGTCATAATCGTCATTGATTTGGCCGAATAAGGCCTCATCATCGGCATACTCCTTGTCGGGGTACTTCTTTTTCAAGCGCTCCCCAAACTGGTCGCGCTTGCTCTTAACTTGCTTATCCTCAGCCATAATCGTTTTGTCTGTTTTTAGCGGTAACTTATTATATCCACAAAGTTACACCCACTCCCACCCTCTTCATCTTTATCTTTTGACTCACTTTCCATATCTTTACTATCAGATTAACACCTTATAAGGGCTCCATCATGAAATATTACGGCTCCATCCTGTCTTTCACAGGCGAACGCAATGCCGCTTTACTTAAAGCTTATCGCACGTGTGTGGCTCAAACACCCTACATTCGCCTTGATGAGGTTGGTGAGAAAATCGTCAACTCTCCTTCTCCACGCTTCTGGGTCTCCGATGAGCGGGCCACTGCTGTGGTCTCCGCCATCATGCGCGGCCTCCCCGTGCTCGACACCATGCGCCCCACCAAGCGCGAAATGTTCTTGGAAATCTATCGTCGCGCCATGGCGCTGCGCCAGCTGCACCCTCAGCGCTGCTTGTTGGAAATCATCTCCGAGGTGGTCAATTCGCCCGCGCCGAAGTTCTACATGGAGCCATCTTCCGCTCTGGAGCGCCTGTTCAAAATTCGCAACGGATTCTACGACAATGGACAAAAGCGTTAGCCACCTGCTTGCCGAAAACGACCGCCGTCGCCTGACAATATTCGCAGGCTTCAACCCCATCACGGGTGAAGGCTCCGTGGGGGAGCGCACCGCCGTCTCCATCCCCGACTTCCCCATGCCCCGAATGTGGCTCCCAAACTCCATGATGGGCAACAGTTTCATCAAAGAGCTTATTCGCTTCAAGGGCATCGACGGACTGCTTCACTCCATGGGTGTGGAGCACCCCGAGGCTGACGATCGAGAAGCGGTGCTCGACCGCTTTGTGCGCCTACGCTCGCTGCACGACTTCCCGTTTTGGGCCGCCTCGTTTGTGTATATCAAAAACAAGGAGGTGGGCCAACCCGACTGCCTCTTCCGACTCTCTTATCCGCAACGCAAGTTCGTGGAGATGCTGGAGTCTATGCGTCTGGCCAACAAGCCCATTCGCATTATTCTGCTGAAGGCACGCCAATGGGGCGGCTCCACCACTTCGCAGCTCTACATGGCTTGGCTGCAGCTGGTGCATCGCACAGGCCTCAACTCGCTAATCGTCTCCAACTACAACAAAGGTTCCGAGACTATCAAGGGAATGTTTAAGCGCATGATTGATGCCTATCCCGTGGCTATGCTGCATGAGGTGGGGGAGGTTTACTCCGAGAATGAGGATAAGCTCGTGGGCGTTGGCCGCTCCGGCCTTTCTCAGCTCGTGCCGCAACGCAATGCCACCATCTCAATCGGCTCTGCCGAGTCTCCCGACTCGTGCCGTGGTGGCGACTATGCCCTGGTGCACCTCTCCGAGGTGGGCCTGTGGAAAGCTACGGATGGCAAAAAGCCCGAGGATATTGTGCGCTCGGCCTGCTCGGGTGTGCTGCTCCGCCCCTACACGATGATTGTCTATGAGTCAACGGCCAATGGCGTGGGCAATTTCTTCCACACTGAATATGTGGCGGCCAAAGACCCGCAGGTGAAGTCGCAGTTCTATCCGTTGTTCATCTCTTGGCTCGACATCGAGCTCTATCAGATGCCCTTCGAGTCCCAGCAGCAGCGCGCGGAGTTCGCCTCGTGGCTCTATGCCAATCGCCTCAACCCGTCGCCACCTTCCGACCGCGAGGAGCCCGGCAAATATCTGTGGTGGCTCTGGACCATTGGGGCCACTCTCGAGGGTATTCATTGGTATGTTGAGGAGCGTGCCAAGTATCACGACCACGGCTCCATGGCTTCGGAATATCCCTCCGACGACATTGAGGCGTTTGTCAACTCAGGCTCCGCCGTGTTCGACCAATACGCTGTGGAGGCGCTGCGCCCCACCACTACGCAACCGCCTCGCTACGTGGGCGACATCTATGCCTATGGCGACGAGGGAGAGGATGCCCTGCGCGACCTGCGCTTCAAAGCCGACTCTCAGGGTCTGCTCAATGTGTGGAATCTCCCCGACCGACATGGCCCCAACGACACTGAGGAGGTGACAGACCGCTATCTGACGGTTGTCGATGTGGGCGGCCGCTCACACACGGCCGACTGGTCTGTCATCGTGGTCTTCGACCGCTTGCTGATGATGGATGGCGGTAAGCCCTCTGTGGTGGCACAATGGTATGGCCATATCGACATGGACTTGCTGGCTTGGAAAGCGGCTCAGATTGCGTCGTTCTACGACAATTCTCTGCTCGTTATCGAGTCTAACACTCTGGAGACTCACGACCGCGAGCGCCAAGTGGATGGCGACCAATCATCCGCCATCCTCAATCAGATAAAGGATATCTACCCCAACCTCTATGCACGCAAGCAGTCGGAGGATGCCGTCATGCAGGGACTGCCTGTGCGCTACGGCTTCCACACCAACGTGGCCACCAAGCCGATGATCATCTCCACTCTGGTGAAGGTCATCCGTGAGGGCCTCTACGTGGAGCGTGACAAGCGCTGCATTGATGAGTTTCTCAACTATGAGCGCAAACCCAATGGCTCTTTCGGCGCTAAGGCCGGCACTCACGACGACTTGCTGATGACTCGCGCCATTGGTCTACACATCTGCTTCTACGAAATGCAACTGCCGCAAGTCGTGGCTCGCGGCAGTCAGTCTCTAATCTATACTCCAAAGGTTATTTCAGCAGCATCTTTCTAACTTGCTTGCTGTTGCTGCTGTTGCTGCGGACTGATGTCGCCGCCTCCTTGCATGGCGCCTTGCAGCTGCCCCACGGCCTGCATATTCGCTCCCTGCTGCGCCTGTGCAAGCAACTGCGGGCTGACGCCCTCCGGCACCTGCCCTTGCGCCAATTGCTCTTTCTGCGACTGCAAGCTCTGAAGCATCGCGTCGGCAAACGGGAAATTGCCAAATTGCAGAAGTTGCTCCAGGCTGATGGCCTGCCGTTGCCACAGCTGCATCAGAAAGTCGTTGGCCATAGCTCTATATGCGGGCGTGGCCTGACTTGGCACGATGCTCAGATCAAACTCTACGTCTCTGATTGTGCCGGGGTCATATTCCACCTGCACTCCTGCGCGGCCCGCTATGTTGAAGGTGCGCTTGTCGTCGTAGAATTGCTGGATGTTCTTCACGTCTTTGTAGGCGGCATCTCTGATAAATTCGTTGAAGCTGTCAAGCAAATCCAGCAGGCTGGTGGTGGCGTTCTGCGTCTGCTGGCTGTAGAGGGCGGCGCTCATGCCTGAGTAACCGGGTTTGCCCTGCAGGGCGCCGTTCACGCCCGAGATATCTTCAAAGAACTTCAATTGCAGGTTAAGCAGCTCATTGATGCCGATATTTGTTGAATTGGCTGAAATCTGTTTGGGTACTTCGCGGCTCTTGCTCGGTGTGTATAGGAGCACGCCGTTTGGCATACTCCATGTCTCGGCAAACTCTTCGGGGCTCATCCCCTTGGGAATGCTGTCGGTGGGTATCATCAGCACACCCTTGGCCGTGCTGCGCATTATCCAATCGTAGAGGGTTATCAGGCGGTTGGTGTAGCGCTGTTGGTCTATGACGTCGCCCACAAAGCTGTGTATCTCGCCGTCGATAAACGGATAGGCCTTAAACACGTAGGGGTGGCTCTTGTGAGCATAGGGCGTCTCCCCCTCGTTGAGGATGTCGCCGAAGGGGGTCAGATAGTAGAAATACCAAAAGGAGTCCACAAACCATTCGGCATGTATCAGCGGTATCTCTTCCGCCGGCATCCCTGCGGCCAAACCCTGCTGCAGGCGGTTGGCGTTCTCCTCTTCCACCATCTCTTTATAGTCTTCAATGTCAATCTTGTAGGCGTCGCCGTTGTTGTAGTCGTGACACCAATAGCGCGGCTTGGTCTCCTTGCGCCACACTTCTATGACTCTGCACATGCTCTCGTCTCTCGGCACAAGAAAGTCCATCTCCGGGTGGTCGGAGTAGCCAAACTGCTCCCACGCCTGTGTGAGCACGGCCTTCTCGCGGGCACATCTGTAGATCTCCGCAAGTTTGGCATAGTCTTGCGGCGTCTTGGCAAATTCGTGCACCACGTCCTCGAAGCTCACGTCGTGGATTTCTCCCACGCAGTTGCAATCCCACGTGCGGAAGTCTCTCATGTGGTTGTCGATAAAGAAGTTGTTGGGCTGCACATACTCTGTCCAGCAATCTTCCTTGTCGTTGAGCTTCCCAAACCATTTGCGGTGCACAATCATGCCGGATATCAGAAACTCTTCCATGGTGCGCGCATAGAGTTCGGTCATGCGATTGAGCTGCATGTTATATTGCAACATGGTGCTCATCGTCTCGGCAAGCTTCTGCTCGTCGCGGTCGCGTGCATAGCATGTCGGCTCGGTCGATTGGCTGCGATACACGCCTATGACGTTTCTCACCAATCGCCTGATGAGGTTGTTCTTCAGCGGAATGCTCCCCTGCTTCATGATATACTGCTCTTCGGTCATCTTCACGCCGTTCACACACACGATGTCGCTCCACTGATCCCCGTAGTTGTAGCGCTTGTTGCGCTCACGGTCTCTGCGAAAACGTGACATGTTATGATACAGCGTCTGTGCCTGTAGCAACACTTCGGTGGCTCGCCGCATCTCGCAGCCTTGCGCCATGGAGCGGGCAATGCTGTTCATCTCCTCGTTGCTCGCCGGCTTTACTTTGCTTAGTCTATTCAGTTTGATCATTGTCTGCCTATGGTTTGGTGTCGAGGGCAAAATTAATCACCCTCGACACTCTCTCAACTTTATCTCTTTACTTGCTTGCGCCTTCCCCGGGGTGCATCTTCCAATATCGGTCGATGAAGTCGCTCCAGATGTCCATCACTTCATCCTGCAAATCGCTCTGACGACCCGGGTCGGTGGCCTGAAGGGCCTTCACCATGCCGGCACGATATTTATCGATGGTCTCGGTGATGAGCTGCGCTTCTTCGGGAGTCTCTGCGTCAAACAACATTCCGCTGACTTTCGCCAGGTTGGTGTTCATCTGCTCAAATCTCCTATAGAGGCTGAAGTCCGGGTCGGCCTGCACCTCGGCAAATTTCTCTGCGCCGCGAATGTAGCCGTTGGGCTTCTTCATCTCGGCACGCGCGTCGCTGACTCTCTTGGAGATGGCGTCGTGGCGCGCCTTCATCTCGCCGTAGGCTTCGAGCACGCTGCTGTCGCTCTGAGCCGCCACGCGCTCTTTGATGAGCTTCTTGGCGCCGGCCTCATACTTCTCGATGCGCGCTTCGTCATCCCAGCTCCACGGGGCCAACGGGGTGCCTCGCATCACTTTGTAGGTGGCATAGCGCTTGGCCAACTGCTTGGGCGTGTACTTGCTCGCTTCCTCGCCGCTGAGATCCACCTCGTCAAAGTAGATGTTGTCCAACTGACTCTGCGGCACCTGCAACACACGCATCACAAACAGGGCGGTCTCGTGGCTCAGCTCGGGGTCATCGCCGCAAGCGTCCATGATGGCCACGGCGGTGTCGGTGATGCTCTGAGGATTCATGCCGATGCCCGACTGCACTATGAGGTTTATCAAATCGTTGGTGGCTTCTGCTGTCTTCGAGCTTCCATACTTTTTGATAATGGCATTGATGTCGCTCGCTATAGGCATATCCTTGGTGAGCTGATTGGTGTTCCACTCTCCACTCGCGGCCATATTGCCAAAGGCACTCATCACGTCACCACCTGTCAGACCTTCAACGCTGCCAAAGAGGGCGTGCGTCAGCGCGTCGTCCCACATCTTCTTCTTATCGTCATCATTGTTGCCAATGAAGAGATATGGCAGATATGGGCCGAGGTTCCATACCAACTGTATGATATATCCGAAAGTGGCCGTGCGTATCACGTCTTTCTTCAGCTGGCGATTGAAGCGCTTCTTGGCGGCTCTGTATGCCTGCTGAGCCTTTTCTTCCGGTGCGTCGTCGGGGTTCAGCTCCCAGTCGCGAAGTATCTGCTTGGCCATGAAAGCAATGCTCTTTTGGCGCTGCCCGGGCGTGAGGTTGCGCTTCAGATTGCGCAGGGCGTCATACTCTTGGCGAGTGTACGACATAGCCGAGTTACGGAATACGGTCCACATCACGCTGGCCCACGACCTATCCACTTGCAGCGTGCTCAGGAATGGCGCCTCACTCGACTGCTGCGTCTGGTTGTAGAGAATGGTGGCGTCTTGGCGTGCCCGCTTTTCGGCCATCTCTTTGGGGTAGCCTTCGCGGAGATATTGCTTGAGGCGTGTTTCATATATGGCTTTGGCACCGATGCTCACGGTCACGGCATCGACAAACGCGTTGGGAGTCATACCCACGCGAGAGGCAAGTTCCATCGCGCGGCTGCGCCACATCTTCCAATCCATCTCCGATTTCAGCAGGCGCGGGTCGCCGCTTATTCTCGAACGCCAACGCTCACGGAATATCGGCAGATTCTCCAGACACCACTTGAAGGAGGCATACGGATTGGCTATGCTCTTGGCTATGCTGGCCGTGCTCACTTCCGAGGCATAGGCCGGGGCCGAAAGCATCTGCTTCAATGCCGTGAATATTCTGAAGCTCACTTTTGCCGCCGTCACGCCTTTGCCAATATTCACCATGGTCTTGTCGAGCTTTGCCACCGGTGGGCGATATTCGCCTGCTGCCAGCTTACATATGTCATTGAAGTTCTCCCACAACTGACGGCCGCCTCCATAGACTGCGGTCATGTTTATCACCTGGTTGCGGAAGCGCTTGTAGGTGCGTAGGGTGTTCAGGTCGCGGTTCCATTCGGCAAAAGCGTTCCAATGCTCCATCTCGGTAACGTGGTCCAAAACCACGTTCAGGGCGTCAGCACCGGTGATATCCAGTGCCAAGTTGTTCACTCGGCGTTTGATGATGCTGCCTGTGCGAGTGGTGATGCCGTCGGAGCGGTTGCTGTTGTTCACATCTTCCTCCTTGTCGGTTCTTGCATTGGCAAGTATCTTCAATGGGAAGTAGTTCTCAATGGCTGCCATCGACGCGCCAAACACGCGCTTGTGCGTTTCGTTATACCCGTTGCGGGTCTCAACCAGAAACTCCTCCTGCAGCCAATCGCCAAGCTGCTTCATGCGGGGATCCAACGCGCTCTCAATGCGCGCCATGTCATCTTCGGTGATGCCCATTCGGCGGAGCTTCATGCGGCCGTCGGCCATCTTATCCACCATGTAGATGTAGAGCAGATTCCCCTGCGTGAGCTCATGCTCGCGCATCTCGCCGCCATCCATAAAGCTGACGGTGGCCTTCGGCAGACTGCCCTCCTTGCGGATGATGCTGCCCCAAGTGGCGCCCTTGCCAAAGATTTCTGCGGCTTTGGCATCGAGTTGAGCAAACTTCTTTTCGATGCCCGTCAGCTCCTGCTCGCGGCAGTCGTTCCAGCCTCGCATAAAGCGGTTCCACAAATAGCCTTCGCCATTTGCGCTCTTGTTGCCAAACACTCGCAGCATCTGCTCAAACGTGCGCAGGGGCGCAAAGAAGAACTGTGCGAGGTCACCGTTCATCCACTTGTCTTTCCAGTCATCCTTGTGATGCTCGTTGCAGGGGCGCCCCTCCATGTCGCTGTTGGCAAAGTGGTGCACACGCTGCACGCGCTCCTTCTCCGCCTCACGAAATGCTTTTGCGTTCTCAATGCTCTCACGCAAGCTGTTGCTGATGCGCCCAACCAAGTTGAAGTAGGCTTCGGCACGCTCTATCTTGTTCTTGCGTATATTCTCCTGAATGCTCTCGGCAAATTGCTTGTAGGCCTCTGCGGTCATGCGGCCTGCATCTTTCTCCGCTTTGGCTTCCTTGAGCATCGAGCGCAACGTGTGCTCCTCATCTTGGCTCATCTTGATGTTTTGCACGTAGTCAAGTGCCAAGTCAAGTCCGGCATACTCCAACGCGGCTTGGTCGGCTATGGGCTTGGCGGGGTCGCTCATGTTGCTCATGGCCTCTTCCATGCGGTCATTGATTTCTGCTTCGCTGAGGCCCTTGGCTCGCTTCAACACCTCCATGGTGCGTTGGCCGTCTACGTCGAGCACACCCTGCACTTCCACGCCGGCGGCATCCACTTTGCTGCCGCGGATGGTCAGCAGCTGATTCATGGCGTTTTCGCCGTTGCGCAGCTGGTTGTTCACCATGATGTCCATAATCGCGTCGACGCTGCTTTGGAGGTTTTCGTGGCCTACGCTGTTTTTCACGGCGGAGAGCAGGCGCTGCATCTCGCCGTCTTTGATGTTGGAGAGGAGGCCGGTTTGCATGAGCACTTTGGCGAGGTCGGACACGCGTTTGACGGTGGCTTGGTCGTAGCGCTTCTGCGCGGCCATGGCCCGGCGCAGGCTCGTGAGGTTGCCGCCGATGGCACGCATGGCGTCGTTGCGCAGGGCGCGGTCGTCGCTCTGACGCTGGCTCAGACGGATGGCCGCATTGGTGATGCGCTCTTCCATCCCCACGCTGCCATCTTTCCAGATGTCGTCGGTCTCGCCCTCGCGATAGAGATATTTTTCTTCGGAAACCATTGGATTCTCAAAACTTTCCACTATCTTTGCAGCACGTTGCTGTTGAACGGTGCGGACGTCTGCTCCCTCAGGAGGAGTTAGATCCAGCCATTCAGCAGCTCGTTTTTTGTCTACGTACTTCAAGTTGTCTTTGCCAAAGTCGCTTTTGTCGGTGTTCATCTCGGCGAGTACGCGCTCAATGTCCTTGCCGTGCACGCTTGCAATCTCGTTCACTTCCACCTCGCGACCATTGCGCTCAAGCTTCACAGCCACCGTGATGCGCTGGTCGCCGCGCGGAATATTCGTGACCACAATCATCGACTTAGCCTTCTCGCCCCACGTGTAGACCATAATGGGCTTTTGCAGGGCTTCAGGCAGGTCTTGAATATCTTCAGCGGTTAGGTCATGTTTTGACAAATGAGACCTCAGGACTGCTTCGCGCAATATCAGTTCATCTGATTTCACACCGAGTTGCTTCAGCAGTGAAGGAGTGTGCCCCAGACTGATACGGCCAACCGACTCACCTTGTTCAACTTTTTGAGCGGCGCGGTTGAAGGTGGCGTTGACGCGTTGCAGCTCGGCACGCTCGCTTTGGGCGCGGTTGTAGTCGGCGCTCCCTTTGTCCAAGCCCAGCTCGCTGCGCTTGGCGGCGTCGCGGGCCATATCCACCATGTCGCCCTTGGAGGTGAGGCGCTCGTGGCTGCGCCACAGCATGTAGCGCAACTCGTTGTCGCCCAATGTCACCCACTTGGGCAATTTCATGCTCTCGAGGAAGCGGTTAATCACTTCCAGCACCTTCGTTTTGAGCTTCTGCCAGATGCTGCGCTCGGCTCGGGTGAAGTCCTCAAAGCCTTTCTCGCTCAGACGGCCAAACAGTTCGTCAACGGCTTCGCGACGGGCGCTCTCATAGCCGCGCTCGGGGTCTTTCATGAAGCGGCGCGTGGCGTCGCGCTCCACCTCGCCCTGCAGGTCATCCTTCAGGTGGTCGTAGACCTCGTCGCAGAAGGCGTCGTAGCGATCCTCGCCCACCATCTCGCGCAAACCTCTGTGGGCCACCACCTCGTGGAATACGGTCTCGGCCACGTCGGCCACGTCGCGGTTGTTGGGCAACACCACAATCACCTCGCCGCTCTTGGCGTCGAAGATGCCCTTGTTGCGGCGCATGGCGGCCTGCACTTCGGGGTCGCTGTGGGTCAGCTCGTTCAGGTCGGTGACGATGCGCATGGGCGTGTTCAGCTTCCGGGCCAACTGCTCGGCGTGCTCCTTCTTGGCCCCCTCCGACGTCTGCGCCATCCCCTGCTTCCACTCATCGCTTTCACGCTGACGCAGCTCCGTGTTCAGTTTCTCGGCCTCGGGCTTCATCATGCCTGAGCCGTTGTATTTGTCAGGTCTGGGCAGATGGCCGACATCGCCTGTTGTCAGATACTTCTGCAAGCCTTCAATAATCTCGCGTTGTCTTGTTGCATCCGCAATCTTATCGGGGTAGAACACCAGCTCAAGATAGTTCACTGACTCCCTATCCTTGAACTTCGACGGCGACAATTTAATCACTAAGCCAAGATTGTCATCAGCATGATTATGGAGCGCAAACGTTCTGGCATTCCCCTGGTGGTCGGCCACGCGCAACGACACATTGCCGTCTAAGTCGAAATATGCGCTCTTGTTCAGCGTCTGCTTCTTGTAGCCTAAACCACGGGCTATGCGATACAGGAGTTCGTGTGCGCCAAAGGTCTTGCCTGCGGCAATCTCTAAATTTAATTTCTCCAAGTTCTTTGCAAACTCGCGATTTTTCGCTACCTTTGCATCGACCTTGACCATGGGCGCATCCGCTTCGGCGATGGGCTGCCCAAGTCCGGAAGCTTCGCTTTTAGCGAGGCTTTCGTTATTTTTGGTCACCACCACGGCAGCGAGTCCCTTTGTGCCGGAGTTCTTCTCATTGGCAATCTCCACGCTGTAGCCGTCGCCAAGCTCGCTCTCCACCCATTCTTTCAACTCCGCAGGAGTGAAGAAACGTTGGTAGGATGCAATCTTGCCGTTGCGCTTCACAAGCACTTCACTCGGCGAGTCAAGTTCAATCTTATCCTTGATGCTTCTTTCCTCACCTGCACGACGTGTATTGATAAACATACGTCCGCCGTCGTTGAGCGCTGCCGCCATGTTGTGCAACACGTCTGCGCGCCAATCGTCGGGGATGACGTTCAGCACGGCATTGCTGATGATGTAGTCATACTTCTTGCCAATCTTATCGTAGCTGTCGTAGGTGGCCGGATTGTTAGCCTTGCGCTCTTCGCTTTGATACGGCTCAACATCTTCGATATTGAAGCCGCGGCCACGCAGGTCGGCAGTGCCATAGCCCATGCCGCTTGATGCGTCGAGCACCGACACGTCTTTGCCGAGGTTCTTCTCAATCCAATCGCCAACTTTATTGTAGGTCTTGCGCGTGCCCTCCACTTGTGTAGAATGCTTGCCGCTGTCGGTGGTCGTGCCATCCAACCAATTCGGATAGTCGCGCTCAATCTCCTTTGATGTGCGGAAACGGATCCCTTCGTTGATGGTGCGGCCATCCTCTGCATCATACCTGCTGGCAAAGTCGGCGTTTTTCTCGCCTCTTTCTTCCTGACTTTCAGAATTTTTTCGTACCTTTGCACCATCAAAGTCTTCAACACTCATGCGTGCGCCTTCTGGCGTGTTCCCTTCGGGGCTGGAAGCATTGGTGATTGAGGGCTTTCTTTTTGAATAAAAGTTTACAAAGGTTTCTACTCCGTTCTTGTAGTCGGTAGCCACTATATAATCTACTCCGTTAATGTTTGCGGAATACGTTATGCGTTTCTGATTTTCAGGTTTAGCAGAGCGCTCACCTGTTCTGAGAATGTCAGGCAACAGCAGCAAGTCTTCAGGTGTGATGTAGCTATCCTTAGTGCCGTAGTGGCGATAGATGCTGTGCTTGGTGCCGGCACCGCCTTCGCTGCCTTGGCGCATGATGATGGTGCGGGCGCCATCTTCGCGCTCCACTCTCAGGCGGGTGTTGTCGCGCTCGCCTGTGAAGGCGTCAACCACGGCACGCTGATTGTCGTCAAGCTCCACGTCTTGCAGCTGCGCCTTGATCTCCTTCATGCGTCGCGGCACACGGCTACCCATGGCGCTCTTGTCACCAAGCATCTTTTCGAGCACCACCTGGTCTTCGCGGGCCACGTCCTCGGTGTCGATGGCCAACGATGTGCGGCGCTCCTCGGCGGGCATCTCCAGACGCGACTGCACGTTGCGAGACTCCACTTCGCCGGCCAAGTTGCGATATTGAGCATAGGCGCTCTTAAACTTCTCGCAGTCGTCAACCATCTTCAGAATGTCGTCGTAGCCAAATGTCTCGGCCACCATGTTGAGCGACATCCTATTGTTGTCGAGCACGCTCTTGCCGTTCTCCGTGGGGCGCTCCAGCGCTTCGCGAAGGCCCTCGGGCGTAAATTCCACTTTGCCGCCTCGGGTGAGCTCGCCGTTGGTGGCCACAATCATGTCGTGCATCGCTTTCTCGGCCGAATCCTCATAGTAGCTGTCAACATTGCCACCCTTGGCAAAGCCTTCAAAATATTGGATGGTGTGTTGCACCTCATGGTTCAACACCGACTCCACTTGCTCCAAGCCTAAATCCTTGTGGATGGAGATGTCCATCAGGTCGCCGCTGTAGCCGTCGAAACGTGTCAGGCCGCGTGTGCCGCTTCCCAGATCCTCAACGCGCACGGGCAGGTTGCGCAGCTCGGGATAGGCATCAAACAGGCCGTTGTCCTCGCTGATGAGTTCGCCCAAGCGCACTTGTCCTTCGTCGGCCAACTTCCATTTGTTGCGCTTTTCGTAATATTCCGACTCAATCTTGTTGCGCTCATTCAGGAGCCGTTTCAACTGCTTGTCTATCTCCTTAATCTTGGCCTTCTGCTCAGGGGTGCGGTTGCGGCCCGGGAAGCCGTCACGCACTCGCCACAAGCCCTCAATCTTGCCCTGCAGGCGTCTCTGCTCGTTGTAGAGTTTCTCCACCTCTTCGCCCAGAGCATAGGCGCGGTCTTCGGGCATCGACTCTTGCTTGACGCGGAAGTCTGCCGTCTCGTAGCGCCACTTGCCGTCGGCGCCGCGCTCCCAGCCGGTGGCCATCTTGATGGCTTTGGCGTCCTTCTCGGCCTGCTCCATCTCGCGGGCCACTTTGAGGTTGTCCAAGCGCGCAGTCCCCTCTTCGTGGGCGTCCAAACGCGCGGCCCCCTTCTCGCCGATAAAGCGCAAGCGAGTGTCGCCACCGCTCAGCCCGGCAATAACATCTTTCACCGGACGCTTGAAACCGATAATCGGGTCGATGAAGTAGACCTCGCCGTCGGCGCCAAGCAGCGCATTGTCGCCCGTCACGTCGGTGACTGTGACATATTCGTTGCCGTAGGTGTAGCGGCACTCGGGCTTCAAACCACGGCGAGCCAATGCCGCCTCGATTTGAGCCTTGGTGGGCACGCCATAGGATTTCACAAATTTCTGCGACAGCACCATGCGCACGTCGCCGTCGGCGTCGCTGATGCCCTCAAACTTGTAGCGCGTTTCGGGGAATAGCAGGTTGTGAACCACGTGCTCATAGATGGCATCCTCGGGTTGCACACCATGCTTCATCGGGGCCTTGGCGTAGGGATTTTTCACCTTATACACCATGCCCGATTCTTGGTCTATGTAGACTTCGCTCTCGCCCGAGGGCTTCTGCTTGCGCTCGCCCAAACGTGAGACTTCCTCCTGCGTGAGATAACGGCCGTTATCCTTGGCGGTCTTTACCAGCCTTTCGGATTCCGCTGCGCGTCGATCTCTCTCGCTATCCCCTGAATCTCCATGACGTTCAGTGGCCAGCCCCTCTTCAAGCACTCGTATATCGCTTCGGTCGCGAGCGAGTGATACTGCTTGGGCTCGTTCTTCAGCCACTCGGCTGCCGTCTGCTTGCCGTTCGACATCATTATCTCTTCCAGCGGTTTTTGCTCGTTCTGTTTCATTGGCTTTGTTCCTTTCTTCTTGCAAATTTAGTAAATTTTTCTCACTGCGGCGTAACAGATTCATCACATCGTTAAGCGACACCTTGATGCGGTCGCCAAACATCTTGCGCAGAATATCCTTCACCCATGCGGTGAACTTCTGCCAGCGGCTCATGTTGTTGTAGTGGCCGTCCTCGCCGCTAAAGGCCATAAACTCATCGGCGGCTGCACGTCGGGCGTTCTCATCGGCATAGAGCTTGGCCTGCTCCACCAGCGAAAGCTTCCGCAGATCTTCCACACTCATGTCGTTGGCATAGGCGAAAAATTCGCGACGCTCCTCGTCGGTCATCAGCTGCGACCACACGCGGTCGCACAGTTGGCCAAACTTCTCCTGACCTAACAGCTCACGCACACCCATGTGGATGCCTTCGTGGCGCATGCTGCGGCTCAGCTCATCCACGCTGGTGATGTTGGGCGCATAGACATAGGCTCGGCCTGTGGCAGGGTCATACCATCCGGTCACCTTCTCGCCTGCCTCAATGGCCTTGCGCTGACGGCTGCCACGCGGCAACTCCTCGAGCGAGTGCACCACCTCAACGCCCTGGCTCAGCATCGAAGCGGCTGCCTCCTCGCCCCGCTCCGTCGGCGCAACCCCCTCGCCCCGCCTAAAGAGCACCTCGCGCCCATCGTCTGTCTTTTGCACTTGCATCGTATCAAACAGACGGCGCAGCGGCTCACTAAACAGATTGTCAATTTCATCGTCGAAGGGATACGGGTAGCTGCCGCCGTTGTCGGCCTTCTCGCGCCATTGCTCAAAGGTCATGGAGCTGTCGCCCGAAAGCTTCTTCTGATATTCATAAAGCATCTGCTGATAGCGCTCCAGAGTGCCCGAGTCAGCGCCGCGCGAAAGAAAGTGGTTAGCCTCGCCTTGCTTGCCAAGTTCGCGGTTTACCCACTCTGCAAACAGGCGCGCTGTCTCCTCAATGGTGCTACCCCAATAGCTCGAACGCGAGTGGCGGTTGGAGCGCTTGTCAAATTCGGAGCCTTTCACGGCCTTCACCAAATCGCGGAAGGCCTCAACCAGCTCGCCGCGCAGGTGGGTGCTGCGACTCGCTGTGTTCTCGGTCATGTAGCCCATAGCAATGGCGTCGCGACGTGAGAAGTAGTTGTCCATGGCGTGCCACCATTCGTGGGCCAGCGAGCCGGCCCCCTTGGTCTTGGTCAGGTTAATCACCACCTCCATCGGCTCATAGTGGGCCAGGGCATCGCCGCTGCCACGTGCACCAAAGGCCAGACCCAACTCTCCGTTGAGCGACAGGGCGCGCGGCGTCACGTTCAACACTTTGGCCAAGTCCATAAAGGCATCGTAGGCCTCATTCAGTGCGGTCTGACGGTCTCTGACGTTGGTCCAATTGCCAAACTGCACGCCGCGGAAACCAAAGCGCTCGGTGAAGCGCTCGGGCGTCACATCCTCGCCGTGGCGGTAGTCTTCGCCGCGGCGGCTGCGTGAGGTGTCGAAAAACACAAAGTTGCGCTTCTGCTTGAGAAATTCTGCGTAGTCCTTCTCCAGAGCATCTTTGTTTTCGGCAAACCATTTTTCAGCCTCCTCGCGAGTGGCAAACGACTTCACCAGCGGGTCGTCAAACGGATTCTTGATGTCGGAATTGACCACGCTATATTTCTTGCCATCCTTGTCCCACGACACGGTCACGCGGAAGTGCTCCCGCTTCGATGGTTTAATCTGATGGGCCTCGGCATATTTGCTCACAGCATCGGCCGACAGCTCCTCAATTCTTTCGCCGATGAGTTGGTCGGCCTCGGCCTTGCTTGCCAAGTCGGTGCGCACTTCGTAGGCCTCCTTCTTCACGGGGTCGATGAAGACAATCTTGTAGCTCTTGCACTCGCCTGAGCGTTCTTCTTCTGCGTAGACTGTGTTCCACAAACCCTTGTCTGTCTTCTCCTTGGCAAAGGCGTCGGCGGCCTCTCTGGAGTCAAACGTCTTCTCCGTGGTGTTGAGACTACGCGCAGATGTGGCGTATCTCACGATATAATTGCCCGTGGGGCGCATAATTGGGTCTACACCGCGGATGCGGAACCAGTCCGCACGGAGCACAGTATCGCTATCGCCGCGACGCATCTTCATGATGGTGGCAATAGTGTCAATCATCTTGTCGAGGTCGCGTGTGTTATCTATCCAATAGAGTCTCTTACCACCTGCATCTTCCACGTAATATGACTGATGCGTGCGGTCTGTCTTAATGCGCATATCCAATTCAAACTTATCACCGGGAGTCCAATCCATCCGCTCCATCAGCTTCATATTCACGGCCACGGGGTCCGGCGCAAACACCGGCTCCAGCGGAGTCCAATTGGGATTAAGGGCCTTCACGTTCTCAAAGTGTTCGCGATCTGCCGCCTCGTCCAGAGGCTTAATATCCGCAAGCGAGTTCATCACGGCTCGGCGCTGCTCGGCATCGCCGTTGATAAAGTCGTTCAGGCGCTGGATAGAGGCGTAAGTGTCTTTCACCCATGCCAGCAGGTCTGACTTATGTTTGAGTGTGGGCTTGCGGCGGCCAAAGATGCTCGACGTTAGAGCCTCAGCCACTCGGGCCTCATCCTCGGTCATGGCACCACTCTCAACGGCCTTCTTGAAGGTCGGGCGCTTGAACACCTTGCCAAGCGGCTGCTCAGCCAGGGCTCGCTCGGTGACGTTGCTCAGCTCCTTGGCCCAGCGTTTCACCAGGTCTTTTCTTGCGCCGGCAATCTCCTCGCCAAAGTCTTCAATCACTGCAGGCCCTGCCGCAGTTTTCTCGCTTTCTGCTTGCTTATTAGCGGATTTAGTGCTACCTTTGCTGCCGGAAACGTCAGTGGTGGGCACGGCTTTGCCTTGAATGCCTCTGTTAATAGTGCTTTCAGAGTCAGCTGACGTTTCATCCGCAAACAAGCTATTAAGAGTATTGGCAGCTGCATTATCTTCGGGTAATGTGAGGATCAGCCCACCCTCCTTGATAGCTTGTCTTTTTTTGCGTTCTATTTCTTCAGCACCTATATAATGCCAATTCACAATTTCCATGTGCTCTTTGTCGGGGTTATTCACCTCGACAACCACGGCTGAGTTCTTATCGGCAAGATGTACAAGTATCCAGTTGTAGGGCCGCGTCGCTTTTTGGTTTTGGCCATACAACGATGGATTGTATAACGCTTCGTGAAGGATTCTTCGGCTGTCTTCCGGCGACAAGTCCTTATGGCTTTTCAGATTCTTCCCGAATATATTCTTCTTTATGATGGGCACACGTCCGTCAGCTCCCAAAGCATCACTTACAACTTGAGGCAATTGTGGCAACTTGACGCTTCTATTAGGTGTATTGAAATCTTCGTCGGTAATTTCATCCACACTATTGACGGGCTCGATAATCAAAGTGCCGTCGCTATTGATTGGGTTGCCTTGATTATCTACTTGCTCTCCTGCAAGCTCTTGGCGCTCCGCGGCGCGGCGCTCCAGCTCTTGGCGGGCGCGGAGCTTGTGGGCGATGTCGGAGGCGGCGTTGTCGAGCTCGTATTGGCTCGGCGTGCCGCTGCCAATGCGCCCCTGAAGACTGCGAGCGCTTGCCAGACGGGCCACTCTCGCCAGATATTCGTCAACGCTGTCGGGCACGTCGAGCGACAGCGTCTCCTCAAGCTCGGCGTCGCTCTTGCCCCTCACGTCGTCGTGGTAGGCCTTCTGCTCCTCAACTTTCCGCTCCATGTAGTCCTTATATTCCGCCACTTCGGCCTCGGCCTTGGCGGCGCTCTCGGGCGTGCCCCAACGCGCCACGTAGTCATCGTAGGCCGTCAGCAGCTCATCGTCGTCAAAATACTTGGCGTCGCGGAAATCGTCGCGGGCCTCTTTGGCGTTCTTAGCCGGTTCGTTGATGCGCTCATACTGCGGATTGTCCACGTAGGTGAGCTTATACTCGGCGGCGCGGCGCTCCTTCGGTTTCAGCTTCGGGTTTTGCAGGTCGGCCTCCAGACTCTCGCGAGTGGTGGCCACGTCGCGACTGCCGCGAAGGATGATGCCGTCTCTAACCACGGCATCCTGACTGCCGCCGCGCACACCCACGGGCAGAGCCACGGCCCGAGTGTCGTCGGAGCGCAGCGCCAGCAGTTCGCCGGCGCCATCGCGAAACGCGATGTGCATCTGCGCCGGGCCCTTGGCCGTGTCGTAGGCGTCGAGCAGCGCCTTGGCGTTGTCGGCGGCCACACACGTGGAATAACGTCCGCGGCCTATTTCCACCAGCACCGTCTCGCCGGTGGCCTTCTGAGCCTCTAAAGCTCGGGCCACATCGTAGCGCAGACGCTCCACGTCGACGGCCACCTGTCGGCCCTCATCCGCCATATCCAACACTCGCCCATAGTCGGGAAATTTGCCCGCAATGGCCTCGCCCTTCTTGCCGCGCGTGCTCCCCTCATATTCAGCAGGGTAATCGCTCTTGCGGCTTATCACCACCATGCCGTTGGTCGACGTGGCCTCGCCGTTGGCGTAGTGCACGCCCGACAGGTTCACGCGCTTGGGGTCGGTGGAAACATACTTCGTCAGGTCGATGCTCTTCACGGGCTTGGGCACAACGGGCTGCTGAGTGATGCGCTTGGCCTTCGCAATGAGGTCTTCATCGGCGCGGCGCTTACGCTCGGCCCACAGCCCGGGCAAATAGGCAGCGGCCTCCTCGCGCTTGTCCATCAGTTCATTGAGCTCCGCACGCGTGGGTATGCGCTCACCATCCTCGGCCCGAGCAAAGAATATGGCCTTTTCAAAATGCTTATCATCCTCGGGCAGATACTGCTCCAGCTCGGCAATGCGAGCCTCCAGACGCTCGTCGCTCAGCTGGCGCAACAGCTCGGGCGTGTTCTCGCGGCGGGCCACCTCTCGGTGATGCTTGCGCGCCTGTGCGGCCACCTCCTGCCTGTAAGTCCACGCCTCCCCCGCCGACCTAAACAGATTCTCCGTAGGCCGTGCGTCGGTGATCTTCTCCACCTTGGCATAGTCGGCAAACGGCTTGGTCTTGCGGTGGCTGCTGCCAACCCACTTCTTAAACTCGTCCATGCTCACCTCTGAGATGCGCAAGTCGGGGTGACTCTTGGCCCACGTGGCGTCGTAGTTCGACAGATACGCGGCCATAGCCTCATCCTTGTCGTTGAAGCCAAGCATCACCTTGTGCTCGTCAAACGTGCCGTCGGGCTTAGTCTGGTCGACCACAAACACCTTGCGGCCATCCCACTTGTCCATGTTCTCGTGCAAGAACACGTCGATGTGGTCTCCGTCGGCGCCCTCGGTGCCCTTGAAGTAGCCATAGGCATTGTGCATGGTGGTCTCCCACTGCTTGCCTCCGGCATCAACGCCCTTGCGCACCGACCCTGCCGGATTCTCAATGGTGATGTCGAAACCGCCCACCTGCACGTGACCCTTCTTATAATTTCCGGCCTCAATCTGTGCCTGCGTCGGCTCGGTGTTCACCTCTGCCGATGCAGCCTCCACCGCTGCCTGCGTTGTCGGCGCTTCTGGCTTCGGACTGACATTCACTACAGCCAGTTTGCTTGTTTCGTCATATTTTCCACTGTCAAGCATGGCAGCAATATCCTGTGCGATTAACGTCAACGTCTGGCCATCACCTTTGGCGATATCTTCCTTGAAGTAGACATATTCTTGCACCTGAGCATCCGAAGCATGAAATCTGTTGGGCTGTCTCTTTGACTTGATAACAATGCTAATCTCCGGCACACGGCCATCAGAATTTTCGGCATTTACGTTGTGATTGCTAATACGCAGCATATATTCATTGCCCGCTTTATCGGCAAACTCAAAATAAAAGCTCTGCTTGTGCTCCCCATCAGGGAGACCCAATGCTTTTGACAATGCCGCTAAAAAGCCCTTAGTGCTCTTTACTCCAACGAATTGGCCAGCCAATCTGTATAAATTGGATTTTGCATTGTCCTTAGAAATGGTTACCTTTGCACCATCGCTCGATGTAGAATGGATCGTAGTGGTTAAGTCCTGCCGTTCTGCTTCGGGCGTTTCTTCATTTTCGTTTGCTCGCTGCGATTTCTTCTCGTTGACACGCTCAGTCATCAAGCGGTCGAAGTGATTGAAGAACGCTTCAAGATATGGTTTTGACTGCTCAAAAGTTTCGTCGCTAACGCGCTCCTTGAAGTTCTCAATAAACTCCTCGCCGTAGGTGAACGGCTTGGGTCCACCCTCGCCAAAGGCGTTTATGTCGTGGCGATAGTTTGCGTCGGCATAAGCGTCACGGGCATTCTCCCACAACACCTCGCGCCACACCTTCGACAACGTGGGTGTCGCCGGTGCATCGTCAACCGTGCCATACCACAGCCTCGTATTTTCAGCGCCTTGCGCCAAACTTTTTTCGCCCTTTTCTTGCGTATCTCCCTCAAAGTTACTACCTTTGCCATCAGAAGAAACATTGCTCTGACCTTCAGTGCGGCCCACGTGCTCGTCGCCTTGTTGAGCCTTGATGGTGGTAACGGTTGGAGTTGCGGCAGCTTCAGGAGCGGCGTGTGCGCCCCGCTCCCATAGCAATGGTCTTTCTTTTAATCCCTTCAAGTCTTCGTAACCTGACGTGCGAATTCCCATGAACTCGCCCGTCTTGCTGTTTACCACAATGGTAACGGCTCGGCGGCCCACTCTGCTTCTGCCATCTTCAACGGAGAAAATATAGGAATTATCTCTACCCAATCTCACATGGTCTACATTATTGATGATGGACAAGATAAAATCAATTGCATCATCAATATTTTTCATCTTGAGCTCTTTCGCATGGGCATCAAATACGTGCCATGCCATGCTCTCGGTAAGCTTAAAGGGGACAGGCGACAAGCCTAAGCGTTCAAAGATTCCTTCCGGTATCTGGGCTAAAATTGTCGAGCCCTTTTCATTGGAGTAAAACAGCTCTCCATTGTTGGCAGGCTCGTCTGACAACCCGTATTTTGTGCCAAGTATTTTCCGAATCTTGGCTCTTCTTTCCTCTAACTTACTATTAGCCAGTTCTCCTTCGGCTTCTCCCTTTGATAGATTATCGGAGCCTTCTGCCATTCCTCCGACATCTCTTCCATCATGGTTTCCTGTTGCACCGCGTTGAGGAGCATTTTCAGCTTGTTCACTTGTTTGGCCTGCTGCACCCTGTCCTGCGGCTCGACGCTTGCGCTCTTCGACTGCGGCGTCGACAATGGCTTGTTGTTCTTTTGGAGTTGCATTTTTGAAATGTTCTTTTACTAATTTGAGAATATCTTCCTTGCTGTTGATGCTCCCGGTGAACATATCGGCAGAGCCTGATACGCTCAACGTGGCCTCTTTGTTGTAGGTGGCAAGCACCTTGCGCAAATCGCTCGGCTTGTTGCTGTTCAAGATGTCGGAGAGCAGCAACACCACTCCATCCGTCACTTTGCTGCCGCCATACTCATCGTCAAACAAACCTGCCTGACGACCAAACGGCGACACGGGCACACCCTGCGTATAGACGTCGGGCTCTGCGCCCTTGGCTCTATACACCAGGTCGATGGCCCTCGAGAGTTCGTCTGACAGGCCATAGCCTTCGCCTTCCAGAGTGCGGTTGTGGGTCAGCTCATTCAGACTCATCACAACGGCTGTCTTCACCGACGGCATGGAAATCAGCTTGCGCACTGCATCGGGGTCGCTCTGGAAAGCTTTACCTATCAGCACGTTTTCAATCAACTCTTTGCCCTGCGCCGAAAGCGAGTGCCCCGTGAGCAGCTCGGGCAGGTCGCGGTCGTTGATAGCGCCTACCTGACGCAACTGGCCCAATACGCTTGCCACGGCCTTCTCGTCGGCGTAGAAGTCGCTCATCTTCTCATATTGATTAATCTCTCTGACAATGCGCGCAAAGGTGTCGTCGGGCACCACCTTGCCCAATTTGACAGATTGCTCGGGCTTCGACTGCGACTTCATCTCTCGCGCATTAAACATGGCAAAGGTCTCGGCCGTATATGGCAGCTCTTCTTCAAGCTCAGCATACTGTCGCTCATGCTCATCAACGGGATCGCCGCTGAAGCCATACTTTTCAGCCGACTCTTTCATGTAGTTCATATATGCTTCGTCGGTGCCATACTTGGCCGCAAGCTTGCCGCCCATGTCGCGCTCGGTGCCCGACACGTTCACTCCGCTCTTGGTGATGAAGATGGGGTGCTCAATGGCTCGCCCGTCATAGTTGCGTGCGGTGTCCTCCACACGTGCCTGTGCATCCTTGTCGCCACGATAGTCGCGGTCGTTGGCGCTCTGTGCATTCCTGTCTACGGGAAAACCTTCCGACGGCTCGAAGTTGTTAAACGGGTCATGACTTGAGGTCACGGCCTCGGGCGTGGTGCGCACATATCTGAAATAAATTCTCTTGCCGTTGGGCAGAATATAGCTGTCGCGTCGGCCATAACGCTTGGGGGCGCTCTGATAGCGCTCCGTGATTTTCGGGCTCACGGCGTTGGCGCCTAACGCATCCTGCTCGGCCTGCTTGGCAGCCTTGGCCTTCTGCTCGGCCTCAAAGCGCTGCTGCGCTGCATCGGTGGCAGCACGTTGGCGCTCTTCGTTCTCGACACGGGCTTGCGCTGCCGCAGCCTTGCGGCGCACTTCCTGCACGGCGGCAATCTGCTGCCACTGCTCCAGCTCCTGCTTGGCCTTGGCTATGTTGCTCAGTCGCTCATTCTCCGAGCGCTCCCACTCGTCGGCATCCTCGGTGGTCTTGGTCTTCACGCGCTCGGCCTTCTTCAGCGCCTTGGTCTTGATGTCAACCATATTGTCGGCATACCCCTTGGCCTTCTGCGCGCCCACGGCTTGATCGCCGTCGCTCGAGGCGGTGTACTTCTCCACCAGCCCGTCCCACGCCGTGTCGCTGTCTACGGCCGTCCACTGATGCTTGCCTGCCGCATCGGTGGGCACGCGCTCCAGCGCTGTCGGCTCTGCCGGAGCCTGTGCTGCCTCTGTAACATCAGGGGCCGTTTCCGTACCCAAATTGCCGTTTTCCGTAATATTTGGGTCGTTTTCCGTATCAGAATTGCCGCTTTCCGTAACATCAGACGCTTTTTCCGTATTTGCGTCCTCTGCTGCGGCAGCAGGCGCAGGGGCCTCCTGCGACTTCGGCTCGTCGGGCTCGTAGTGCATCTTGTCGAGCTCCTCCTCCGTGGCATAATGCATCCCACGGGTGTCGCCCGCAACATAATACTCATACTTGCCAATATCCTCGCGCGAGGCGCCAATCTCGTCATAGTTATCCTCCGTGACAACCGTGCCCGTCAGCCACCCCGTGCCCTCCGTGCCGTCATCACGTCTAAACACAATCTTCCCCGCCCCATACTTCGGCCCGGCCTTCGCCTCAGGCGCCTCGGCCTCAGGCGCGGCCTCGGTCGACTGCCCCGAAAGCAACGGCTTGTAGATGCCTACTTCGCGCTGCGCATATTCCTCGCGCTGCGCCTCATCGATGTTATCAAGCACATACGACATCTGCTGCAACATCTCATCGCGACTAATCTCGCCGTTGAGATACTTCGCAACGGTCTCTGCACTCTGTCTAACTGCAAGGCGAAAGTCCTCGGGATATTGTTGCGCATACCCCTCTATAAAACGGCCGCCACGACTGTTGATGTCGTTAACGTCGGCATTGGCCACGGCCTCATCATTCACCGCATACGTCGCCGCCTTGCCCTCTTGCGTATTTCCCTCAAAATTACTACCTTTGTCGCCGGAAGTCTTACTCAAATCCGAAATTTGCGTTGCCTCTTGGCGATTAGCGTCGGTGAGAGTAGGGCTTTTCTCCATTGTAGAGGTAGGCTCCTTGCCACCATCGGTCAGGCGCTTATGATTGGTAATGTCTTCGACGTCTTCAACTGTGCGCTCAGCTGCTCGCTGGGGAATCAGTTCGTCGATATATTGGCGAATGGCCGTGCTCTCCGCAATGGTGCGTCTGTCCTCTTCCTTGCGAATGGCCTTGTCAATATCCACACCATATTGCTCATTGATGCGCGCTCTGATTCCATCGGTCACACCCGAGGCATCAAATTCGCCCATCGCCTCATTGACCTTCAGCAGAATGTTCTGCTGCGCTTCGCTCAGTTGGTCGTTCTTTGCTTGACCTCTCTTATAGTTGCGACGCGCCTCTTGGCAGACGCGATACACCGCTACCGGGTTCCATCCGTTTTCGAGTGCCACTTGTCTACATGCATCTTGCATGCGCTTATCAATGTCCAGAGCCTGCTGATACTCTTCGCCAAGCTCCACGCTGTTGAGCTCCACTTGGCGGTTGATGCGCGCAAGCTCCAGATCGGCAGCTTTGCGGTCTTTGAAACGGCGTGAAGTGATGACGCCGTTGGCGCCCTGCGCCTGCACAATGTAGCTGCCGTCTTCATCCTCCATCATCACACCACGACTGATTGTCGAAGCTGGCAACTTCTTGCCCGTGGCATAGTAATACATCTTGGCTCGGGCCGCTTCGCTCACGCGCGTATCCTGTACCATATCAGTCAGACGGCTCACAACCTTAGGCGCTTCTTTGCTTTCGGCCTTCTCCAGCAACTCACGCATATCGCCGTAGCCCATACTCTCGAGCTCGGCACGCTCGTCTGCGGTCATCACCTTCTTGGCTTTTTCGCTATCTGTGGCTGCCGGTTCATCCAGACGCTGCCTAAAGCTGCTCTCAAAGTCCACTCGCTTCTGTCGATCATTTTCAAGCGATGCCTTCAGGTCGGCTAACTCCACGCCTGCACTCTGCGTCAGTTTGCTGCGCAGTGAGCCGGAAGTGGGTAGTTTCTTGCCCGTGGCATAGTAATACATCTTGGCTCGGGCCGCTTCGCTAATACGCGTGTCGTTCACCACTTCACTCAAACGGCTCACAACCTTAGGCGCATCCTTGGCAATCAAGCTGGCGTCATAATGAGCCTGCTCGGCGCTCTCCACAAGCTCGCGCAGGTCGCCGTAGCCCAAGCGGTCGAGCTCGGCACGCTCCTCCTTGCTCATGGCCACCCCCTCGTCGGAGGGCGCATCCAGGCGCTGTCTGAAGCGGCTCTCAAAGCTCAGGCGGTTAGTGCGACTCTTGTCCAACGACGCCTTCAAGTCGCCCAACACGCTCCCCGCGCTCTTCACAATCTCTTTGCCCTTAAAACCTACCATCATGGCCATGTTGTCGGTCCACACGTCAAAGCCGTCGCGCTTCCCCTCCATCCACTCGGGAATGGAGAAGATGGTGCCCTCCAACACTGTGGCTCCGGCATACATGCCCGTGCGCACTGCGGCCTTGCCCGCCGTGCTCTCGGTGGCGCGCACAAGCCTGTCGGAAACGTTGCCCGTGCCCGGGGCTATCCAGCCGATGGAGCCGCCCATCAGCAGGCCGTGAAGTGCTTGCTTGCCGATGGCTCCAACAGAATATCCTTGGTCTACGTAGCGGCCTTCGCGGGCCAGATAGCCCTCGTCGTCAACCGTCGTCACTTTGCCGCCATGCTCAAACTGCCCTGCGGCTTCCTTGATGCCTTCAAATGCGCCGAAGTTGCCCGCACCACCGGCTATGCCGCCCACAATGCGGCCCGTCAGCGTCGAGCTAAACATGCGCGTGGCTGCGGCCTGTGTGGCCGCCGTGGCTCCACGTCCCGCAAGAATGCGGCCGCCGGCCCAAAGTGCCCCCCTGCTGAAGAGGCTACCCACGCCGCCCGACATCAGCAGTGTGGGCAAGTCAAACGTGTAACCGCCCACGGTGCCCACCACGCCAAGCACCTTGTGGCCATCCTCGCTATACTCCGCGTTGGCTTGCTCATAGGCCGACATGTCGCCTCTCTTGCCGCCGGCCAATGCCACCGCACCACCCTGCTCGAGGCTGTGCAGCAGATTGGCATCGCGCACCGACCGATAGAGATATTCCAGCTCGTTCTTGGGGCGATTCTTCTTGACGGCGAGGTCATACAGGCGCAAGTTCGACTGCTCAACGGCCAACTGCTGTGCCTGCTTGTAGAGCTCCAGCTCGTCGGCCCCGGGATAGCGCCCGCGCAAAATCTTATAGCAATCGTCAATGAGGTCTTCTTGGCCACGCTCGCCCAGATTATTCCATGAGTCCTCCATCAGCCTGTCGAGGTCGAAGTTTGTCAGACGTGCTGCCTCGGTGCGGTGCTTCTGATCGCCGATGGCCATCATGCGGCCCTCGCGGCCACCATAGCCCAAACTGCTCACATAGTCACCCCACACGCTGCGGCCAATCTCGTCAGAGGCTTTCGCCTGACGCTGCACTGCCGCCTGCCATGCCCTCTCGGCGGCGTTGCTGCTGCCGGTGTCGTGGCGGCTCCACAGGCCGTTGAGCTGCTCATTCATCTCGCGCTGCAGGCGGCGCTCCTTCGATTGACGGCCTGCCTCGGTGGTGTTCTCCCACTCTGTGCGATACTCCTCATCGTGCATAAAGCGATCGCCAAGCAGCGCCTCTCCCACGTTGGTGGCCGTGTCGGTGGCTTCGCGGCGCGTAGTGTCCAGCTTGTCCACGAAACTCTGCAAGCCCACGCTGTCGCGCTTCTCGGGTTGCGTCGCAGGTTGCGCAGGTTGCGTCGCAGGTTGCGCAGGTTGCTTCGCAGGTTTCGCAGATGCTTTCGCAGGTTGCACTGCAGGTTGCGCTGCAGGCTGCTGCAAGCTCGGCAGCGTGGTGTTGCCCACGCCGTTAGTCAGGTTGGCAATGCGCTGATTTGTCACGTCTTGAAAGCGCTGCATCTCGGCGCTGCGTGTGGCCTGCACAGGCTGTGCCGCCTTCACGGGCTGCACCGTGGGAGTCACCGTGGGAGTCACCGTGGAGCGCACCGCCGACGCCTGCTGCGCCGTGTTGTCCACCGTAGGCTTCACAGCCGCTGCCGCCGTCTGCGGCTTCGTCTGCTGCGGCTTCGGTGCACTCTGTTGCACAGGCGCCGCCACGGCTCCGATATCCTTCGAGAAGGTGTCGAAGTCCGGCAACGTGTAGGCCGACTGCATGCTCGAGTAGAAACGTTTGCGCTTCTCCTCATCCTTCATATCCTTCTCAAAGGTGTCGAAGTCGGGAAGCGAAAAATACTTCAGACCGCTGTTATACAATCTGCGTAGATTATCTTGGGGGTTAGCCATGGTCTCTGTCTAATGAATGGTGTTCTGTTCGTTTAATATGCTTTGGGTTTTGCGCCGGCTTGGCCTGCCACTGCCTTGATGGCTTGCCGCGTATTAGCCTTGTCGGCGGCATAATCTTTAGAGTGGTCGGTATCCGTGTACGTCTGCCCATCGGCATTAAGTTTACTCTCTATGTCGTATGCACCCGAGAGGAATTGGCCGACGGCTGTAAGCATCTCCTGCGGGCCGGGATCTTGGCGGCCATTCGCCGCCAGCTGGCCGCGCACCTTGTCTCTCACTCTCTTAGGCAGCTTGCCGAAAATAAGCGCCACATTGGTGGCGTTCACCTTGTCTGGCCCCAACGTCACGTTGCCGTAGCCCTCGCCTAAGTTGATGGTAGTCTGACCCTGCTTAATCGACTGCGCCAGTTGTGCGGCTTGAAGGCCATACGTCTTATCCCAATGTGCGTTGTCATCCTTGTGCCACTCCCCTGCGCGGTCGAACTCTGACTGCTTCCAACGGTTATCGTTGTCAAAGACCTTATCACGATATGCAACATCTTCGGCGCGGTCTTGGCGTGATGCGTTGTAGGCGCGATCTTGGCGCATGAGGTTCTCGGCCAGTTGCCAAGCCTGCAGGCCGCGGTCGGCATCCTCGCCCTTGAGCTTGCCAATCTGCATGGCGTAGTTAAACCACTCCTGCTCCTTGGCCTCACGCTCGGCCTTCTCCTTGTCAAACTTCGCCTGCAGCGCCTTCGACATGCTCTGCTCCGGATTATACATGTTGGGCGCATACTTCGTGGTGAAAAACAGATTAGCCAACGCCGAGGCCGCATCGGTCACGCCGCTGATAATCTTCGCCGTGCGCTGCTGGCGGCGCAACTGCTCCAGCTGCTCCTTGTTCAGCGGCTTGTCCATCCCGGCCATCCTATCCTCATATATCTTAATGAGGTCAGCATTGCTGTGGATATACTGCGGCGGCACAGTCACCGCTGCCGGCTGAAACGCCGGCGGCTGCTGTTGCTGCGTCGCTGTGCTGTCACTCGCCTGCGTCTGCTGAGGCTGTGCCTGAGTCTGAGTCTGCTGTTGCTGCTTGGCCGCTTCAGCGCTCCCCGCATTGGTGCCTTCGGGCACAATGGGCGTCGTGTTCTCTTGCTCCGTGGTTGCCATGGCCTACGAGTTTTTAGGTTCGGGGTCAAACATGCTGCCAAACTGCATGCCCGCCGACATAGCGCCGCCCGCAGCCTGCGAGATTTGGCCTGCGCGGTTCAGCTCCATATTGTTGAGCTGCTGATTCAGATTGCTCTTAGTCTGCAGATATTGGCTCTCAATGTTGTCCTTCCGACGCTCGCCGTTGACGGCTATCTGCGAAGTAGCGTCGGCCAGAGCCTGATTGTTGGCCGCCTTCGTAGCCGCCACACTCTCCTCCGTGCCGCCCATCACCGCCTGCGTTCCTGCTGCCTGGCGGTTGCGATTCCTGATGCTCTCCTCAGTCATCGTGAGCACACGCTGAGCGTCTGCCCTCTGAGTGGCATCCTCGTTATACCTGCGGTCATACCAATCTTGATTCTCCTGCTGCTGATCCTCAAGATTCTCCTTCACTCTCTTCATGGCCTTCGACGCGCTGATACCACCGAAGATACTTGCTCCGATGCCCAATGCTCCGCCGATTGCGCTGCCTAATCCTAACATATCCTGTTGAGTAAAAAGTTATATTTATTGAGCAAAGATAAACAGCTATCTTCGCACCATATCTTTAAGTTTTTAATTACCCAACCCAACCACTATGGCACAAGGACGTAAAACCGGTGGCCGCCAAAAAGGCTCCACCAACAAACCCAACCCCCTCAAGGAGCAACTCCGCTCCCAATCTCAAGCCTACTTCGAGCCCTGCATCTGCGTGCAAGACGCCGCCCTGGCCGACATGCTCCACGTCGCCGTGGGCGACCTCGTCTCACGCTTCGACCTCGACCTCTCGCAGATGGAGCCACGCGACCGCGCCGCCATCCAAGAACGCCTCCTGCGCTACCACACCCCGCAGATGCAATCCGTCTCCGCCGAAGTCTCCCTCTCCGCCGACGTCACCACCATCGAAGACCGCCTCGCCGCCCTCGCCGCTGACAACAACAAATAGCCCCTCCCTCCCCTCATCTTTTTCTCATCTTTTTCCCATCTTTTTCTCATCTATTTTTGTCTATTTTTAGACCGCCGCCCCTGCTTATTTCCGCATTTAAGTATAGGTAAAGAGGCGCCATTTATTTCTTCCCCATTAATGCCCATTTCTTCCGAAGAAACACCCATTCTTTCCGAAGCTATCCCCCATTTCTTCTCCAATTATCCCCATTTCTTCCGAAGAAATAACCATTTCTTCCGAAGTTATCCCCATTTCTTCCGAAAAAAAGGGCATTTCTTCCCGGATTGATTTTTTTTGAAAAAACAGCAAAAAAACGCCCCAAAAACACCCCAAAAAAAAGGCCCAAAAACGGCCATTTTTTAACATTCGTTCACCACAATTTCTTCCGAAGAAATGCCCTTTTCTTCCGAAGTTATTGCCATTTCTTCCGAAGTTATTCCTATTTCTTCCGAAGAAATACCCCATTTCTTACGAAAACTTCCGAAGAAAAGGCCATTTCTTCCGAATCCTTTTTTTTAATAGAAAGAAAAGAAAATATATATATATCGTTGTTGTTGTTGAGAAAGCGCGTACACACGCGTGCGTGAGGAAGAAGTTTTTTTCAGCTTCGCGCTACAAGCCCAAAACTTAACGCTCACCTCAGCTGCCGTTGCGCTACCTTTGCAGCAAAAAAACTTTCGTCACTATGACACCCACATTCCGCAACCTGCTCACCATCCTCGAGGCCGGAGCCTCCATTGAGCTCAACCCCGAAAACCTCTCCCTCACACAAGTGCGCACCCTGCTGCGCACGGCCCGACGCCACGGCGCCGCCGTCACCCTGCGCCACACCACCACCTTCCTCCCCTGCGAATGGGAGCTCCTCGCAGCCGAAGGCGGCCACTCACTCACCATCGCCTCCCTCCCCGTCACCTAATCCCCTTGCCCAATCGATGATGGCACGAATCGACGCGTCGGCCTGCTGCCTCATGATGCGGATATAGTTAAAAATCGGGCGGTTGTTAGCCTCCTTGATCGTCTGCCCGATGGCATATTCCAGCACATAAAGCGGCACGCCTATCTCGTAGCCAAACTGGCAAAACGTCTTGCGAGCCGAGTAAAACATCAGCCCGTTCTCAAACCCGAGCATTCGGCCAATGCGGTTGAGGCTCTTCGTCACGAAAGAGCGAAACTGCTCATAGTCGGCATAATGGTAGCCAAAATCCATGTGCCCGTCCGCCGTGATATAGCGGTCGATAATCTCTCTCGCTTCAGGCTGGATGGTGATCGACACACGCCGCTCCCCCGTCTTGCGCTCCGCCGTCTTCTTCCTCACAAACGTCAGACACTTCCCCGTCAATTCAGCATCCATCAAGTCGATGAGATTTATCCCGGCGCAGTAGAACGACAACATGAACAAATCTCGGGCCACCGTCAGACGCCTCTGCGCCACCCCCTCAAACTCTGCTGCTCGCAGCCGTGCCCACTCCTCTCGGCTGATGCAAATGTCGCGAACCTCCTTGGCCGGCATCCGGTATTGACGAAACGGAAAAATCTTATACTCCACCTTCCCCTCGATAACCGCCGCATTGAGCAATGCCTTCAGATGGCTCATGCGGATATTGACCGTCGTTGTTGAGTCGCCGCGGCCAAACAAAAACTTCTCCCATCGCCGGATCTCAAGAATCCCTATGCCCGACAAAGGCAAGTCCGGGCCAAAACACTCCGTCAGATACCTCAGCGAGTATTCCACGTTCTTGGCGTATGACAGCCGATTCTCCTTCCGCAACTGCTCGACATACCGCTCGCCAAACTCTTGAATCGTGCATATGCCGTAGCGGCCCCTCACGAGCTTGTCCTTGAGCTGCTGAGCAGGCAGGCGCTCCAGATACGGGTTGTCGTCAATCTGCGAACGATACTCCTCGAGCATCAGATAGAGCTTGCGGTTCATAGCCTCCGCCTGTGGATGATGCACAACTCGGCTACCGTTCCACTGCTTCAGGCTGTCAATCCTGAAGCGTGTTGTGATAAATACAGTTCGGCCCTGCGAGGCCACGGAAATCCTAATGGGGTAAGAGCCGTCCTTATTGGGGCGGCTTTTGAAAACGCTAAGTGAAAGTGTCGGCAT